TCAGCACATCATCATACTCCTGATCTGACAGAGATACGCTCTGCACCGCATTGTATGCGGCATATATCTGAGATATAGTGACCGACTTGTTCTTCTTCGGTTCATCTGTAACGCATGGTATTATCTCTGTACCCGTAACGGTTTCAACGGGAGTCATTTCCGAAATTTTAAGATTTTCTTCCATTGTTAATCCTCTGTTAAAATTAAGTTGTTATTTTCAAGTAATATGTTGTTTCCGTCTTCCATGATTATGATATTATTGATAACTTCAAGTATTATTCTTGAATTGGCAAATTTCCATTCATTGTTTGAATATGGCATGTATCCATCCTTTGTTACAGATATGGACATGGTACTATTGGCTATCCCCACTACTTTTACTGTGCCATCAGATAGTGTATTGTACTGTAAACCTTCTATCGTGACCGTTGCATTCTCTATGGGTGCTCCATTCACATCCACTACCGTTATAGTGACAATGGATTTTGGTATATAATAATCAATTAAATCCTGCTCGGTGAATCCGTCATTCTGTTTGGTGGGAACTGAATCGAAACCGATGGAGTTGTAGAAAGCTGAACTAATCCATCCGCTATTATGGTCAGTATTGCTAAAGAATACAGGAGTTTTAGTTTTATCACCTGTCACATCATTGTTTACTATGGTGATTATTTGCTTTTTGTTTAACAAAGCGGAAACTATTGTAGATTCATTCAGTGTTCCATCAATATAGGTCTTGCCGTTTGAGTTCCTACTATTATAAGCAATACTACCTTTGTCATTGAATACGGCAAACAGCCAAGGTTCAGTAGTATTCAGTCTTTGGTCATAAATAAATTTCCCATCAACAAATGGATTAACCGTCATAAACAACATCTTAACTCCCTGTGACAAATTCTGCACCTGTCCATAATCATCCACTCCATCCGTTACTAGGGCATTTGGGTAAAGCGGCTGGAACGTAAATTTAATATCTACATTATCAAAAGTGCTCTGATTGAATGTAAGCCCAATAAATTTAGTTTGAACTGTTTCCGTATTATTGGTATAGGTATAGGCAGGAATCTCAAAAATGCCATTACCTTTATTAGCACCTCCCGATTCATACATTCCCCATTTCAAATCGTCCGGCATACCTTCCACGGTTATGGTAAATGCAGGTCTTGTTAATGTTTCACCCTTAGCCACAGAATTACTATCCCCTATACCATTCTTAGTCCATACAATGCCTAATATATCAGTGACTTTAGCAGTTATTTCAATAAAGTAATCGCCAAATGTACCTACTATACTATTTGACCTATTATGATATGATTTCGCATTTAACGTATACCCTCCCACACCACTCATTCCAGCGAACAGGAAATTATTCAATTTCAATGGTCTGTTGTTTCCACTGAAATCCTGTAGGTAAGGATTGGATTTAAGTGTTTCGTTTGTAGGTACGGATTGTCTTGTAGGAATTTCCTCTACCACAATATTGCAGTCCACATCATTCACATTATCACCTGCCAAATAAAATCCGGGATAAGATGAGTTTGTTGCGCTATTGTTCTTGTATTCAGGTATGTCATATTCTCCATCAGAAGTTATCTGAATACTATCATACCCTAATCGTCCTTTCATAGTAAATCCCTCGGGCAATCCTGTTACACGTATTTTATAAGATTCTACATATTGTAACGGTTTTACAATTATTTGCCAAAATGCAATATTATTGTTATTTGTAGGTGTATGGGTTATTATACACTTATTTATAGCATTATTATAAGTTAATTTTCCACCACCATTAACAAAATGATTTGCATAGGCAACGCTAGGAATATATGTATCCACAGGCTTTGACATATCATACCAGAACACCATGTGCTTTGGTATCCATTTTTCTATCACCTTGTTTATATCGGTCTTTCCTGTACCTGCCGACTTGACAAGACCAAGTTTTCCTATGTTAAAAAGCCCTATCTTTCTCATTTTTCGTCCATTTTAACCCACTCATCAGATAAAAGCAGCTTCTCAAACTCTCTTGTGCCAGTGTCGTATGTGTCGTAAGGGAAATGGTGTTCCGTTCCGTCCTCAGGTAACGTCATAGGCATCACTTCCATAACCTTCTCGGTATGGAGCATATAATACAGACCGTCTGTCGATCGTCTGAAAACGGACAGATCATCTTCCGAAAACATAATCTCGGCATCTATTTTTGGTACTATGGAAAACTGCATATTATGAATTTTATCTATTATCGCAAAGATAATTAAAAAATAGTTAATTTACAACAAATTAAACATTATTTAACCAAATTAGTTATGCCATAATTTAATTTATAGTTATATTTGCAATATGAAACGAGCATATAAATATAGACTTAATCCTACTCCTGAGCAGATTGTTTTCTTCAACAAATCTTTCGGGTGTTGTAGGTTTGTATATAACTATATGCTCGGTAAACGTATAGAAGCGTATCAGCGTGACAAGACGAAGATAGGATGGGTTGAACTGGCTAAGATGCTTACAGAACTTAAAAAGGAAGATGGGAAGGAATGGCTTTCGGAAGTATCAAACGAGTGCCTACAACAATCCATAAGAAATATGGACAGCGCGTTCGTGAAGTTCTTCCGTGAAAAGACAGGCTTCCCAAATTTCAAGGCGAAGCATTACAGCAGACAGTCATACAAGGCTATAAATTCGGTGTCTGTTGACCTTGACAATAACAAGGCAAGACTTCCAAAGATCGGATGGGTTAAATTCTTTCCGAACAGAAAGTTTGACGGTAAGGTATGTTCTGTCACGGTAAGCAAGACACCAACAGGTAAATATTTCATTTCTGTCCTTGTTGACGATGGAAAGGAAATACCTGTAAAGCCTGCTGTCAGATATGATACGTCTATCGGTATAGATGTCGGTATAAAGGATTTTGCAGTTTGTTCGAACGGTGATGTGTATGCCAATCCCAAATATCTTGAGAAATCGGAAGCAAGGCTAAAGGTGTTGCAAAGAAGATTCTCAAAGACAAAGAAAGGCTCCAACCGAAGAGAACGGGCAAGAAAAATCCTGGCAAGACAGTATGAGAAGGTTTCCAACCAACGCAACAATTTCCTGCATCAAGTCACATCAAAAATTGTCCGTGAAAACCAAACGATAATCATTGAGGATTTGAATGTAAAGGGTATGTTGAAAAACCACCGTCTTGCAAAATCTATATCATCCGTTTCATGGAGCGAGTTTTTCCGACAGCTTGAATACAAATGCGAATGGTATGGACGCAACCTTATACGTATCGGACGTTTTGAAGCAAGTTCCAAGACGTGTATATGCGGATACGTTAATAGTGAATTGAAACTCAGTGACCGTGAATGGATTTGCCCGAAATGCGGAAGGCACAATGATCGTGACATTCTCGCTTCGGTGAACATCAAACGGTTCGGACTAATATCACCCTTGGTAGAAGGGATTGAGGACGTGGAGTGGTCGGCAGTAGTCGGGGCGGTGAAACGTCAATATGTACGTGTATAAACGTATATAAATACCTACTGTTCAAGGACATCATCACTGATGGATATGTTGAGAAGAAAAAGTCATGGTGTATGCTTGAATCATGGAACAGGTTTGCCAAGAACCCCGAATCGTTGTTAAGAAGATATAAAAAATCACTCACACCGTTGATATTCAACTCACCCGACTGTAATCCCGAAAAAGGTTTCAGAACGCCCAATATTACGGAAGCGGAAAGATTGCAGACAGTTCCAGAAGGATACACAAAGTCAGTACAGCCACATATAGGGATGGGGCTTCTAGGAAATGGATGGACGGTAGATGTTATTAGTCATATTTTAAAAGGATTGAAAAATGAACCCAATAGTTAGTCATATTTTTGCATTCCTTTGCGGATGCTCGTTTGTAATACTTGGAGCTATTTATTTTGGAACGAAAGGAGATTGAATATGAAAGTAAATAACGGAATAATAATAGACGGAGTTCTACATGAATTAAAGGAAACGAAACATAAAGATTGTTCAAAATGTTCGTTACGTGATTTATGTCAAGATGAATTTGGGATCGCGTGTCTATGTTGGATTAGTTTAGCTTCGGAATCAGAAGTGATAAATACTGAATTTAAGTGTCGTGGCAAAGTAACAGATAATGTTTCGGTTGAAAAAGCAATCGAAGTTCTCTCTTCCGTATTAGACCATTGGGTGCATGGCGGTGATGCAGACTGTATCATTGCGGAGTTTGAGGAAAAATTAATGAAAACAAAGTAATCACTCCCCCTTGCTAGTAAACGGTAAGGGGGAGGATTGTGGTTATAAACTCGGACCCATAGAAAGAAGCAATGTACTATCTTTATATGCCGCACTGTTAAGACTTACCCATATCCTTGCGGTTCCTGCATTAATCAGTTCCGATGATATTAATATTCTCACCTTCTTGTCAATGCTGGAATTGGCGGATACTGAAAAATCCTCTATTGTTTCTCTTGATTCACCTATAACCATAGGATCTTCAAATTTCTTACTTGCAAACCTAGACATACAACTATTATTACGGAAAGAAATAAGGCTACTCGAACCGTTTCTTACTCTTACGGTAACTTCAATATATCCACTAACGGATGGCATCACTCCACCAATTATTGTTATGCTTACGTAAGAACCAACTATCTCTATATCTCTTTTACTTACCATTGGAACAGTGTATGCTATATGAGCAATATCGGGATCATCCTGCTTCAATATAGCTGTACTAAGGAAAGGATAAACTTCCCAATCACCAGCAGTCATACCCCACGAGTTTACAGTAACCGTAGCGTATCCTGTTCCTATCTTCTTGTCGGCAGTAACACGCCTAGACATCTGACTGGTCTTGTGCTTAACATAGACACCGAAATAGCAATCAGCTATCTCGGCAAAGTCACCCATGTTAAGAAAATCAGTATCATGCCCCTCCGATGGCATCATTATAGCCGCAGAACAGACAAAATTACTACTTGTAAACTGATTGGTAGCAGTATCCGGGCAGGAGAATCTACTTATCGGTGGACTGGCAAGATGGTTGTATCCGTTAAAGTCGGTAAGGCGAAATGGAAACTTTCCTCCTGTAGGTGGAGTATATTCCCACCCGTTCATGCTTCCATCAGCGTGTTTTGGTGCATCCCAGTATCCTGCCATTTGAAAAGGTTTGACACCACAGTTCCCATCCCATCCTTGCCACCATTTTTCATTTGGTCCAGGTGCAAGGCTTTCGTAACGTACAGGTTTGTACCGTGCCCACGGGTTTATTTTCCCGTGGGTGTTTGCACAAGCATATCCTAAATCATAATCCCCACCAACACTGCCTATGCCAAGAGTGGCGTAAACGTCACCATCAAGGTTTATCGGAGCTGTAATCTTTCCATTAGAATGACCCATAATCTTTTTTTTATTAATTGTTAATACCTAATCTCTTTTCCAATTCTTTCACTCTTTTCTTTAATCTTGTAACCTCATCATCGACTTCTTTAACTCCCTGTATCAGTATAGGAATGAACTTCTCATACTGCAATATCAGATAATCACCGAATATATTGCTTGCGAAGAGAGGAAGTTCGGGCATGGATTCCACATCCTGCGCTATCAGACCATAATTCAACTTGTCGTGATTCAATGCAGGAGATAACCTTTTTGCCGTTTCATTCCAATAGAACGTCTTGGGATGCAACTTCCTTATTATATCGGAAGCACTGAAATCACATATATTACGCTTTAAACGCCTGTCGGAAGATGATGATTTTGCAGTAACAGTTCCGTTTGCAATAATATTAGCATTACTTGTAATATTCTTTTTCGCATATATTCCCCCATCAGTTGATATTGCTGTATTTGTGCTAAAGTTAGTATTTTCTGTATTTCCAACATAAAATCTCTTTCCTCCAAACACTCTAACATATGTGCTGTCTTGCATATATATTCCGCCACCATAATCCTGATGATACCACCCTGAATTTCCTGTACTTCTGAACCAATCGGAGCATTGGATGGAAGATGGGAGTTTTAAATATACATTTGAACCTCCGTTTACACTAACTCCTGCTCCAGTATTGGCAGAATGGTAATCCTGTATATAGAACGTTCTTGCAGTAGTCCATACATCCGCACTAGAAGCCCTACTGTCAGCTAATGTGGAAGCACCTCCTGCCGATACAGCCACAGACGTGTTGGATGTGGATTGCAGACTTTCCCATGCGGAAACGTTACACCCATAAGACCAATATTGATATTCAATGTTTGCATTGTGGTATGCACCAATTTGGCGCACCTGCAATTCAAAATTGTTTGTTCCTACACGTACAAGGCGAATGTTATTCATTCCTTTTGCAAATGTGGGGAGATAAAGGCGTGCTGAATTTTCAACATTTCCCACACTTCTATCAGAAGAACTAGGGCCACTTCTCATATAAAATATGGCACAGAAGTGATAATTCCATACTTCTGACTGTGCATGATTTCCATAGGCATACCATATCCTTCCCCAAACCGTTACTGACCTATATGGCGTGGCTCCCGATTCAGAACAAGCGAATATCTTTTTCCAACCATTATCTTCACCACCTAGAGCAAATTTTACTGCATAGCATCTACCTATATTGTAATTTCTAGGTAAGAAATTAAGATGCCAATTGTCCAGCATATCCGCGTTCAAATTATTCCACAGTGCTGTACTACTAGATACCATGTTAGAACCATTCCAAGTAAATTTATAGTTGTTTCCACCACTCCATGAAGCACCCTGTTGGATAAACGCCAATCCTGTTGCTCCATTCAATCCTTGCAATCCAAGGCAGCCTGCAATATTACAATCTCCGAAGCCACAGTCATCCCCAGCGTTGTTTCTGGTACCATTAGCCAGATGTAATGCTCCCGTCATGGTATCACCTGCTTTCTTTACGTAACGTCCGTCAGAATAGCTGGCGTAGTTTACATTGTCAAGCAACATTCTCCAAGGTCTTTTATCAGTACCCCATCCGCTTCTATACTGGATGCCATTGGATGGGTCGTCACTGGATGATGACTTATGGTTCGAGTACAGGTCAAATCTTGAATGGCCTGATGACATGGAAACCACAGCCCCGTAATCATATTTTTTCAGAGTTACCCCATCTGGATAAGCACCGTGGAAATTAAGTATGCCTATTTGTGACCATAAGGTAGAAGCCCCATCACCACTAGCAACTCCATGACTTCTTAAAAACGAATTTTCATGAAATCCGTCAAGAAGGTCTGCATTAAGATTACCCACAACAGTGTTACTTGCCACAATAAATGGAGCAGTGCCACTTGCTACGATAGATTGTAACGGAATATAGCTTACAACCCTGCCCGGTGCTATGCTGAACAAGTTCCTCAAAGCAGAGCTTGTACAAATACTCTCTACCGTACCTGATATTGTACTTGCATAAGTCTGGAATAAATGGGCGGCAGCAATATGTCTTATTCTGTCAGGTCCAGCACCACCTACGGTTGCGGCATCTGTATTACTGGGGCTTAAATCGTTTCCTTTAAACAGGACCAGCTCACCACTTTCCGTACCTCCCCAAAATCTTTCAGCAATGAACGTATGGCTATAACTGCCCGGTCCATCTCCTGTCGTTCCGTAGAAATATATGGTGTTGGGAGAAGTACCGTTCCCTATCTTCAAATCACCGCTCATCGTTATGCTACCTACACCCGTCATATCTCCGCTTACGTTGGCTGTACCGTTGAAGGGCTGCCCCCAAAGGGTACGGGAAGTAGCAAGAGCGTGAGCGGAACTAGCCCAGTTATAATATGCTGGAAGTTCTGAGCCACTATCTGACGGTATAGTAGTGTACCAAGTCCTATTGGATATGTTTGTGGTAATGCCACGTCTATTTAAGATTGATACTTGACAATCACTGTAATCATAAAAACGCCAAAACAGTCTTACTTTCTTGGTTGTAGTATTATAGAATAATCTCCACATTGTATCACCAAGTGAAATAGTGCTTCCGTAATAATTCAAAGACCCAACATAACTTGTACTCTCTTGATTCGTTGTATGAAATACAATACTTATCATACCTGTACCTGCGTGCCTACTATTTACTAGAAGTGTCATGCTGTTAATAGACCATCCACCCGTCACAGTACCCTCAAATACCAATCTGTACCCTTCATTATTTCCGTCACCGCCGGAAAGTATTACATATTGGTTAACACCATCTGCCCGTAAAAATGAAGATTGATGATAACCGTCTAGTAAATCTGCATTTAAATTATTAACAAGCGTATTGCTTGAAACTATCAAAGGTGATAACCCTGTGGCAACAGTTGACATGAATCTAGGTGCTCTTACATCATTTGGAGTGACACGTAAAACCAGCTTGTTGTTATGGTCTACGACACCAAATCCTGCACTATCCGTACTACTTCCTCTAAGGTTTCCTATATACCAGTAGGTGTCATACCAGTTGAACCTTAATCCGTTTCTTATAGAAGTAAGCCCACCATCATCGTTCTTGATAACTCCGTTATCTTTATAGATATTGGTAATATCACAATTTTCCACTCCCTTGAATACGATTGCGCCGGAAGTGGAAGCGGATGTAAGGGTTCCAGTCATAGTATCGCCAGCCTTTTTCACCCATCTACCGTCCAATACGGAAGTAGGGATATGACTTGCATCTATGACTTTACTTGAATCAGCCTTTTTCAATTCAGCCCACATAGCGTCAGCGTCAAGTCCTCCCTGCCCAGCCATGTCGTACAGTTTCTTTATCGTGTACGCATTAAACGTATTGTCAAGGTCTGAATCGGAGAAGGTTGTGCCGTCAGTAAGGTTTGCGAAGCTGTAAACGGTATTTACAACACCGCTGCCACCACCGCTACCACCTGTTTTCACGCCAAGAGCAGATACCCAACCGTCCGAGTAGAATCCTACCGTGTTTCCGTCTGTTCTATGCTTCACTCTCAGAGCCTTGTTTGCCGAATCGTAAACAAGTTGGGCATCTCCTATCGTAATGGCATTTGTTGACACTGATGGTGCTTGAACATTTCCTGCCTTATTAATCCAAACAGCACCTTCCGTATTATTGTGCCCATTAGGTCTTAGATTTATACTTCCATCTCCGAAGCTAGCTAGTATTGTATGACCGTCTGAATTTCTTAATGCTACATTTCCATCGGGATATGTTATACCACCGTTATTATTGAATACTATATTCTGACTAAACGTTTTTCTTCCCGAAATAGTCTGAGCAGTAGTCAAGGTGACGGCATCAGTAATCCCGTACCCTGCCAGTGTGGTAGGATTATCACCGACTGTAACACGCCCGTAGGTGTCTACTGTAACTTTCGTATATGTACCAGCCTTCACCCCTGTGGTGGCTAGTGACAATGTGCGGTTTGCGGACAGGTTTCCACCTCCCGTAAGACCAGTTCCTGCGCTTATCGTTATGGTTTTGTCCGCTTTCAGTGCAAGAAGTTCGGCTAGGTTGTCGCTTTCCGTAAGACCGTCAAGGAACGCTTCAAGCTCTTTCCATTTGTTGATGATGTTATCGGCATCGCTTCCTTCTAGGAAGTTGTTCAGCTTATTGCTTAACTGTGTTACGGTATTGTTAAGCGTACCTAAGTCCTGTTGTCTTGCGAATATTTCCCCGAATACGGCAGTGATGGTTTTCCCGTCAGAACTAAGTGTCATGTCTGTTACGGCATTTCCACTTCCCGACTGGGTGATGTTCTTTATACCACCACCTTCCTTCGCCATTTTCCAAATCTCGTTTATCGTGTACGCATTAAACGTATTGTCAAGGTCTGAATCGGAGAAGGTTGTGCCGAGATTGGAAAAACCATATACGTTTTTCACAAGTCCGTCACCACCGCTACCACCGCTTCCTCCGGGAGATACGCCCAAAGCGGAAATCCATCCTCTAGTATAGAAGCCTATTTCCGTACTTCCATCTATATGCTCAAATGTGACTGCCTTGTTTACGGAATCATATATAATCTTTATATCGCCAACCTGCAACGCCTGTGTTTTCACCGTGCCGCTTATGTTGGCATCTACAGCATAAATATTCTCCCATCTCTTCGATTCAAGACCAAGTGTGGATGCGTTGTTCACGCTAGGAACTACATTTGCCGTAGAGAGTTGACCAGTGAATATCTTGCTTGCAGTTACTGTCTGTTCCGTATCAAGCGTTACAAATTTATTGTCAGGAAGATGGGATATGTGAATTTTCTTTGTCGGATCATCCTTTCCCAACTCCTGCCACAATTTGTCCGTATTCATTCCGCCTTCCTTGGCTAGCTTCCATATCTCGTTGATGGTATATGCGTTGAATGTATTGCTAAGGTTGGAATCGTCAAACGTCTTACCTAAATCGGCAAATCCGTACACGGCCTTAATCAGTCCGCCTTCACCACCTCCCGGTTCTCCGCTACCACTCTGTGCGCCCAACGCTGATATCCATTGGTTTGTATAGAACGCTGACTTGCATCGTAACGCTTGGTTTACTTCATCCCATTCAAACCATCCGTTGAACTTCTGAAACGATGCAATAAGGTCATTAAGTAGCTGTTCAGAGAAAATATTTGTTCCGCTTCCCGTACCACTTCCACCTAATGTTACATTTGTCGTATTCTGTGTTGAAGCAGTCTGATTCTCCTGTGCCAGCCGTTCATAGAAAGACAGTATCTTTCTTCTTGCAATGGTGCATGAATATGACGGGAACATATTCTCCTTGGAATATTTAATCTCCAAAGACTGTATCTGTAACTGCATATCCACTATCTGACCGTTATCAGAGAAATCGAACACGCCTATTCCATCATCCCTTACCTTAAGCATATTTCCTTCTATGAAGTCAATGAAAAGGTTAGGATGCTCTGCGACAAATCCGCTAGATATGTCAAGTGAAACGGTTCGGTTCTCATGGTCATATCTTGACAGGTAGTCAAGAGCCGCCTTTTCAAGCGTGTTCTCAGCCATTGTCACATAAGATTCGGGCATGACGATATTCAGAATGACAAACTCCGTTCCTGCTGCAATTGAAGGAGATTTACCATCCGTATAAAGCGGAAGTTTGGCATTGTCGCTATCCGTTCTGTAACATGATATTTTATATCGTGCCCCCTTATTAAACATGGCAACATCCTCTTCCGTTTCCCCCGTATCACCGTTCACCTCACCGTAAAGAGGAATAATACCGTTTTTGTTTATCTTAAATTCCGTTCCCGTATAAGTTCCTGTACGCATACTGAACACCGCGTCCGTTACAGAAGCATATTTATAATAGAACCTGTCCTGTGAACCGTCCTGATTACCGAAATGTATGTTGCAGGTCATTTCCTCACTAAAGCCTATCTTACAGCTTCCGGCAGGAACATCGGAATCAAACGTGAACTCAACACGTATGGTGACTGTCGTATTCTGACCTTTTTCTATATATCCTACAAGAGCGGTCTTGTCGTAAGGTATTTCAAGCATACCAGTAGCACCTTCCTCTCCGATAACAACCTCTTTCAATGGAGAAGCCTGACCCAATACACGGTTTAAAACCATACGTAGGTTAATCTTAACCTTTTTCCCTAAAGCATCACTTCCTATAGGTAATATGCTGAAAAGCATCTTTCCTGAGAATGATGCAGTAACCTTTACAGGCTGGTCATAATATGCCCTTGTACCATATATATCAAAACTCTCGAAATCCCTGTATTTGTCAAACAGAGCATGGGGTTTGTACTGTGGCTGCACATTGTCGTTTATCTTGTCGGATGAATCACCGTCCTCATATACCTTGTACCCTAGGTTGAATCCTGGAGAGGTCATATAAATGAAGAAACTGTCACTATCATCACTTTTTATAGGAGTAGAACCGATAATCTTGTCTATCCGTGTATATGCGCTAGCACCCTCACCTGCCACCTTTCCCGATTGAGGGTCTGGTTCTCCATCCGCCTTGCATGTATCCCATTCTGGAAGTCCTGACGGATACAGATCGCCAAGTTTTTTCCCTCTGATGGAAGGGTATATCCCACTGAACGTGTTTGATATGGTTTTCCCTCTTACACCATAGTTCTTCAATCCGTATTCGCTGTCAATATAATATCTTATATTCCCGTCAGAATCATTCGGAAGAAGGATGTACGGGCAATAGCGTGATTCATCGGCAGGCTTAGCGTCTTTCTTGTATTCGGGAGGAACGTTCCTGCTTCCACCTTGTGGTATGATTCGGGTTATGACAGGTGTGCTTGTATCTACGGAAGAGGAAACTTTTACAGCACCCCCACCGTCACCCTGCTTGAATGTCCAGTTTACGGACGGTCTTGTCTTGTCCGTAATGGTTATTATCCCACCGTTCGCTGTCGTTGAGAAGTAATAATTGAGATAAAACTTGTCATAGAAGTTCTTCAATGCTTCAAACAGGTTGGTCCCATCGGTTATATCAATCATATCCTCCGTCAGTTCGCCTTCCGCATCCACGTTGAGCGTCCATGTGCCAATGCCTGTATATCCTGCACCCAATGACGCATTGTAAGATTCTATATTTGCTTCTATACGTGCGGCAAGCTGTTTTGCATCACCCCAGAACTGGAACAGACCGCCATGAGTGTATCTTATCTTATTTATTTCCCCACCTGTTCCGCTTACTATGTCAAGAAATGCCACATTCTGCAAAAGCACCTCCTTACCGTAAAACAGAAGGGAGTATTTGTATTTTCCTGCTTCGTTAAGATTATCTCCCGATGGGGCTTGGTACAGGATGAATGTATTACCGTTATATACGACTGTATCGTATTCCGATTCACTCTTTGAGTTGTATGCCTTGAACTCTATCGGAACAACGGAAACGACTTCACAAGTCAATTTTCTCACTTCCTGCAAAGACGGGCTGTATGAAAAATCAGCACTCTCCGCAATAACCCTATTTCCTCTTTTAATCTGTAAAATCATTGGTCTTTAAAGCGTTGGTTGGTCAATACTGAAATTTAACGAAAATGTATAGGCGGACACAAGTCGGTCCGGGTTCTGCAAGTCCTGAACGTCCTGATAACTCATCTTTGCGCCTGTTTCAAAACCCATGCATCTTATCACCTGCTTTGCCGATTCTCCCCATACATCATTCCATATAGAGAAAGAGGATGAACCGTATGGCGTACCGGGAGTGGCAGGTATCACATTGGTTATATATGAATAGAACGAACGGATATTCGTCTTTACCGTTTCCACATCTCCCAAAGCGGCAAATGTTATGCTTCCTTCCGTTGGCTGGTAAACAGGCGTGACAGGTTCGTACACCTTCTGACCGTTCTTGTCATACCATTTTTCGGCATAGGCTTCCTTTCTTGTCGGCAAATCCCATAATCCCTTGCTTTCAAGTATATACAGCCTGTATGTGGCATACAAATCCTTTGCCGTATCGCTTCCTTTCTTTATAAAATATTTAGATATAGCCATTCGTGTACATTGTTTATTAGTGCAAAAATAACAAAAATAGTCTTAGAAACCATCTAGTTTTAAAAAATAATTTTCTATATTTGCATCATAATCGGTGCTTTGGATGAGTGGTTTAGTCAACGGTCTGCAAAACCGACAACAGCGGTTCGATTCCGCTAAGCACCTCAAGTGATTGGATTTTTTTTGTTCATAATCAAACTGGAACGCCCTGCCAACTGTGAAGCTAGCAGGGCGTTTGTTTTAGTCAATTATAACCTTTATCGCATTTCCGCCTGACCTTGGGGCAATGGAAACGACACTTAGGAGTGCTGTCTTTATCGCCATAGTTGCGGCAAGCTGCTGCTTGAGAACTTCAAGCTGTGCCAGTTGTATGACTGTCATGTTTATTCCGCCCGTTCCTGCCGAACCACCGTTTAACGATACCAACTGACGGAGAAGATCGCTTTGTACAACCATTTCGTATCTCATCCCGTTAAGATACCCCAACGCTTGATTAAATGCATTCTCGTCAACTCCTGCAATGGCATTGGACAGACCTTCCGCATTTTCCTCCGTTTCAGTAAGCATACCACCAAGGGCGTTGTTTATCTCATTGACTACACCTCCGGCTTCCGCAAAGGCTGATTCCAATGAACCCATTACATTTCCTAGTATTATAAGTTCATCCTTATCTATCTTGTTATCCGCAAACATACCACCTTTGCCGTCTGCTCCGAACAATGTGGTCTGTACCTGTTGCATTGCCTTTTCTATGTATTGTTGCTGTACCCAACTCTTAACAACATCTCTCATAACGTCTGCCACAGTGTCCTTATAAGCCTTTGCAGCATCCTCGCCTTTCAGCCATGCTTCAACAAGAGCATCACCTATCTGACTAGCCCAGTCTTTCAAGTCAATACTATACAACTCACTGGCAAGTGTTTCTGTATAATATCTTATCTCGTACTCTAATTCTTTTATGGTCTGTTTGTATCCTTCTACCTTTTCCCTGTCGGACTTTTTCTTATCTTCTTCGGCAGCAAGAATATCCTTTTGAATCTGCAACTGTTCTTTTAAGTTGGAAACCTGTTGGGATGTCACCTCATCAAGTCTTGCCGGGTCTATAATGTGCTCAAATTCCTTTTCAAGCATATTATATATATTGGTCAACTTCTTTGATTCAAATTCAAGATCTTCTATATGCTTTTGGAGCCTTTTGTCATGCTGTCTGTTAAATGTAGCGATAACATCAAGAGGCATGGATATTGCCGAGCCTATCGCACCTGCAAAATCACCGCTTTTGAATGAATCCCATGATTTCTTCACGCCTTCATTCATAACTCCCATAGCTTCCGAGAACTGGTTCATTTCTCGCATAAATCCGCTCTCGGTATCCTTACCCATAGAATCCATGAGGTTGGACACGGATGCTATTATCTGCTGCATGGCTTTTATGGCATTGTATATGTTGGTTATGATAAAGTCGATAAGATTAAATGCTTTCAAAGCATTTTGCGCTGAATCCATCATAGCTTTACCAGTCTTGACAGCTTCCTGTCCGCTCTTATATCTTGATTCAGCTTCCGACTTGGCACTCAACGCAGCGTTGGCAGCTTCTTCATCACCGTTCTTCATCGCGTCCTCGTATGCCTTGGAAGCATTTTTGATGTCAGCCATAGCCTGTTGCATATCATTCATGCCTGCCATCATCTTTGACTTTCCTGCATCATAACGCTTGTTATACAGACCTTCAAGGCCATCTTTCATGTACGTCTGCAAGTCAGACTGGTTATTCTTCATCATCTTCTCTATCTGCTTGTCCACGCGCTCAAGCTCTTTCGTGTATTCCTTTGCGCTGATAGCACCGGATCTAAATGCACTGTTGAGCATTTCCCTTACCTTGTCAGCTACGGTATTTGCAGCCTCCATAGACATTGCTTCAACAGCACCGAAGAAATTCTGATAGTCTGTGGTCAGCTTGAACAAGTCCATCTCTTCGCTTTTCTGCAATGCGGAAGATAATGATGTGTTGCCCATACCATTTGCCGTTTCAATCCTTTTTCGGTAATTCTCTCTGATAATATCAGCCTGCGTATAGTAGTCACCATATTTTGCAAGGTCATTCGCATATTGTTTTGCCATCTCACCGAAATAGCCTTTCCATGCGTCAATCATTCCTTGTATAACCTCTTTCTGATCTTCTCCGATATTCTTATTCCCCTTAATTGCCTCCTGTATCTGATTTATATACTGGTTCATTGAGGTGAATGAAGATGTGTCGGGCACGACAGAAACGCCAAGGTCAAGATTCATTCCTGCCAATGCGGATTGCAGATTGTTATATATGCCTGCCGCAAAACTTTCAGCCATAGTAGATGTGTCACCACTAAACTGAACTGCAAGGTCTAAGGCAAGTTCGGAATCACCCGTTATCCCAAGTATGTCACTAAAGAAGTCATACTTGTTCCTGTATCTGTCAAACTCATCCGTAATTCTTTTCATTACCTTCTTGGCTGCTTCAACATAAATTTCAGAGGACAATTCGGCAGCTTTCCTTGCGTTCTTGACCGCATCCTGTGGAACACGTGTTTCCAATTCCTTTGCAGCCTTGTTGTAATTGTCAACAATAGCCTGTTTGTCATATACAAGGTCTACGCCAAGTTTTAACGCCTGTGAACCGTAGATGGATTCAATCTGCTTTTTGGCTTCTTCCTTACCTATGTTAATGCTCAAATCCTTGAACTTGGAATAGGCGGATTCAAGCAATGACAACCTGTTTTTCCAAAGGTCAGCAAGAGGATCTCTTTTTTGTCCTTCCTTCTTCTGCTTTTCCAGTTCAAGGTTGAATTGTTTTGCTGTTCCCGTAGCCTTTGACATCGCTTCGTTGGCAGCGTTAAACTCGCTTATTATTTGCCTTAATGTTTCAAGTTCTTCGGGGTCTACCAATCCTGTCATTTGGTATTTATCACCTACTTTTTTCAGCTTTCCCTCTTTGGTAAATTTATCAATAGTTCTCTTATAGTTTTCTATCGTACTTTTTGAATCCTTATATTCCTTTTTTACGGCATTAAAGAAATCTTCTACAGTCTTTATATCTGACGTTTTGATTGTTATAGTCCACGCTTTTCCTGTAATCTCGTCAAGAGATTTCTTCCATCCTGTCAATCCTGCTTGGGCTTCCCTATCATCAAGTTCAAATTGAATACGCCATCTTTCTTTTGCCAGTTCGTTTAATTTCTTTCTAGCATTTTCCCCTAATTCATTAGCTACTGCAAATTCATCAAGATGTATCTTTAATTGTTTCTGTTGCTCATCAGTAAGGTTTTTTACATCTATATTGCCAAATACATCTTTAAGTTTTTTCTCAGTATATTTTGCAAATAAATTAAAGGATGATTCAAGTTTTTTTACTTCATCCGTGATGCCCATCCTCAATTTCTCATACTCCTTCAACAATTCCTCACTGTCAAAATGGGCTTTGTTCTTGAATATTTCAAATGTTCGTGCATCTCCTGACGTTTCAGCTAAAGAACGTATCTTCTCTACAATAGTAGCTGCCGAAGCCCCTTTGTTTATCAGTTCGGTAAGTTCGTTTCTCCATTCCTTAGTACCCTTACCCATGTTTATAATTTCCTTGGATGCCTGTACTATCTGACCACGAAACTCTTCTATATCCTTACTTGCCGAAGTGAGTTTTACGGATGATTTCTCGTAATCTTTAAGCATATCAGAGAATGAATCACCAAATACGCCCGTAGATGTTGCCTTGTCTGCCTTGAACATTATATCCGCATTTTCAGCAGCACGTTTATAAACCTGCTCTAGTTCCGATGCCGACTTTTGCAGATATTCCACACGAGATTTCTGATCATCTATTTTCTTGCTATTTTGTACTATATACTGTCCCATATTGCCATATTTAGACAATACTCCAGTAAGCGTTTCCTCATACGACTGCAACTGTTTCGTGTCAAGCTGTTCAAGGTTTTCCGGGGTAAGTTTATCGAAGTTTATCTTGTCAAGGTCTTTTTGCAAATCACTGTATGATTCACGGAAAGACTTTGCACTATCCTTTATCTTCTGATTGAACTCTTCCGAACGTGCAGACATAATATGAAACGCTTCCGCTACAAGCCCTGCAACGGTAAGTATTGTCATAAGAGGATTAGCCTTTATCGTAAGCCACAATGTTTTCAATGAATTTGTCAAACCGAATGTTGCCAGTTTGAATCTGTTCATCAACATTGTAGTTTTTGTCATAGACAACATTCTTGCAGCTTCCGCACCTGTCAGTTTAAGTTCGGTGACAAGAAGATGCCGTTCAGCCTGTGTCAGCATATTCGTGGCAAGAATACGTTTTGCCATCTCTGCCGACATCTTTCCCGAATTAACGGCAGCAGCTATCTCTACGGCAGACAGCTTGGATGCTGTAGCTATCTTCCATCTCTCGGCAGTAGTTAGCGTTCTATACATTGCAGCCTGTTTAAGTAACTGTGCTTCCCGTAATTTTTCAGCCTTAATTGCATTAGTTGTTGCGACAACCTCTTTACCGAGCATAGCTGTTCTAGCTAGCTGTAATCCTTTCAACGCGGCATATCCTACAGCAACACCCTCTATTGCTTTAGAGAAGTATCTCCAGTTGTTCATTGCATCGGTTATGCTTCCCACAATTCCTTTCAGAACGGAATCATTCGCCTCGCCTATGTCATTCATCATAATCTTGTATGAATCGGCAAGGTTGCTTACCATACCTTTCAAAGACGCAGCTTGTATTTCCTGCATCTTGTAGAACATACCACCATCTTCCGTCATTGTGGTAAACATCTCCCGAATATACTCGAAAGGAATCTGACGTGTTGATATGGCGTTGAACACATCATCAGTAGTTTGAGCCACACCTCTTACTTCTTCCAGTTTTTTTCTCAATGAATCCAATGCAGGAATACCGGCCTCTGTCAATTGACGTAATTCCTGCCCTCTCAATACACCTGCGCTTCTTATCTGACCATAGGCAAGAATGATACGTCCCATATCAACGCCAAGACCTGCGGAAACGTCCGCAAGACTTTTCATTGTACCGTACAATTCGTTGACAGGTATCTGGAATGCAGCAAGCTGTTTGGTATATCCAACCAAATCGCTGAACTGGAAAGGAGATATTACAGCAAGGCCCTTAATCTGACTGAATATCTGGTCAGCCCGTCTTGCATCTTGTATAATGGCACGTAATGACACCTGTTGCAGCTCAAACTCTCCACGAATGGCAACAAGTTCCTGAAACATATCTCTGAAAAAGTAGAATCCGGCATAAGTCTTTATCGTATTGACAAACTCACGCATCATTCTGCTCTGCTTTGTCAGTTCCTCGGTAAATTCCTTTGAACTTGCGGCATTTTTCTGATTGGTCTGCTGCATCTTTGTTCCATAGGATGTAGCTTCGTTTACAAACTTGTTGTGTTCCTGTATCTTCCTGTTGAGAAGAGTAAGGGTACGGTTATAGTTTGCATCAGTCGTATTAAGCGCATTACGTCTGTTTGTCAATTCAGAAATAAGATTGTTAGCCTGATTGATAGACGTAGGATTGATATTAAGCAATTCATTCGTTGATGTTTTTCTTAAAGATGATTGCAACTTCTCCAATCTGCCTTGCAATTTCTGAATAAGAGCGTCAGCCTTTGTTATCTGATTGCTGTTTAAAGGAACTTCAACCTTGAATTTATACAATAGTTCAAGGCGTTTCTGTATGGCGGCAATTTTCTTGTTCAAGTCCTCAGCACTTCCCTCAGGCATACCAAGGGCAAGTCCAGACTGACCAGAAAGGTATTGTAGATACTTCTGATTGGTCTGCTGCATCTTTTTATTCGCCTGCTCCTGCTTTGATGCTTGTCTATCCATCTCCTTTGTCCGTGCAATCTCCATTTCGTATTGCTGGCGTAGAAGATTAAGTTCTCTTTCATCGGAAATGGACAATTTAGGCGCACTGTTAGCAGTAAGGGAATATGCCGTTTTCAATCTGTTCAATTCAGCGACAAGATCATCTATCACTTTCTTCTGACTTTCAAGATTGGCTTTTCTTGTAGCCATCCCCTTATCTCCGCCTGCATTGCCTAGGTTACGGTAAGTCTTTTCCAGTTTGTCATACTCTCTTGTCGCTTCGACAATCTTATTTGACAACTCTTCCATCTGAACAAGTATATCCATTTTCTTGTTCGACTTCCCTTTCCCTACCTTGGATGCGTTTTCATTCGCTTTGTTTATCTTATCTACAACCTCGCTAAGTTCGTCATTCATTTTGCCTATATCGGTCAACATAGGCTTGAAGGACATCTCCTGGTTAAAAGTGTCCTGCAACTTCTTCTGTATATCCTTTATCTGTTTGTCAAGACCGGAATCATCTAGCCCGATCTTAAACTTTAATGCTCCTAAATCAACATCAGCCATAGTTATATTTTTTAATTATTGCAAAAATAGCAAAAATAAACACAAGAGCATGATTTACAACAAACAAAAATCCATTAGTATTTTTTAACATATTAAAAATTGTGGATAAAAACGATTATGTTATCTTTGCAATAAAATAATTTTTTAACTATGGCTATAGAAGAAAACAAAGTAACACTCGTTGGCGTAAATTCAGCCAGCGTAACATTCAGCAATGAAGCTAATGTGGAAAAACAATACAAGGTGAATGCGAATGTAAACGTATCAAACGGAAAAAACATTGATTCATTTGATGGCGGAGAGGTGAAGTCATTGGAATCAGAGAACCAACTCGCTACATTCTATTTCAATCAGAACGGTGGTATCGCAATCAACTACAACGATCATCCCGATTTGGAAGCACAAATTGCTATCATTACCATCATCAACTCTTTCGTAACCGATGTGAAAAAATACATTAACACGAAAGGCATCTCATCAGTTTCAATCTAAAAAAGGCAAGAAAAATGACGAACCAAGAAATGTTTTTAAAGAGATTAACTCTCTTGAATATCCCCTTATCACTAGAAGGGAAGGAACTTCCATCAGAACTGAAAGCAAAAATCATGCTTATGCGTGTCGCTTACGACAAAGCTGCAAAAGCATTCGATGATGATATGCAACAGGTTCTTAAAGAAATAAAGAAGGAAGGATATGACGAGCGCGCACAGAAAATCAATCGCATGAAAGAGATTGACGGTAAGGAAGATGCGACAAAAGAGGAAAAGAAAGAAGCGGATGAAATCAGAAAAACAGAAGAAGATTTCAACAAGGAAACAGAAGAACTGAACAAAGCATACTCCGAAGCATACCAAGAGAAAATGAAAGAGGAATGTGATATGAAGCCTAGAAAATTCGCTTTTGAAGGATTTGCTAAAATCATTGAACTTATTGGTACTGACGGTGCAATTAAGGTGAAATGGAACTCTCCCGAAGCATTGGAAATACCGAAGGAGGAATTTATCTCGCTTATCGCAACAAACTTGGTAGATGAATAAGCCGTTTTCTATATTGCTATTTTTTTTGTTACTGTCGTGTTCTTGTTCACGCAAGCTACTTCCATCTTCGACAAATACAACTATAGTAGACCACAACACGACAGTAACGGAAAGAGTAGTATGGCAATCAAAAATAATAACTCTTCCAACAGAACACATACAACATACAACATTTGAAGATAGTTCACACTTGGAAACATCATTAGCCATATCAGACGCTAAAATAATGTCGGATGGCAGGCTTTTTCATAGTTTGAAAAACAAGAAAGACTTTCTACAAGACAGTATTCCATCTTTGGAAAAAGAAACGGTAGTGACGAAAGATTCGATAATAACCGTAGAGAAAATTGTAGAAGTAAAGGTAGAAAAGGAATTGTCTAAATGGCAAAAAATACTGATCAATCTTGGATACATAGGTATCGGTTTCATATTGTTTTCAGGTTACAAAATAGCCCGAAAGTTCGTGTAACTTTCGGGCTTATTTTATTGGGGATTGATAAAATTTATGGAGCGTAATCTTCAACCATATTATAGGTGGTATTTACCCCTGTGGCTCTTGCTGCAATATAATAATCATAAGAAAAATCTCTACTAACATTAAAGGAATACATAGATGATCTATATGTTCCTTTTGCCGGAACCTGTGCAGTAAGTCCTGTAAGTAATGAACCAGCATTTTCTCCAGCTTCTGGAACTGTTCTTGTCCTCATTAACACAAGAACTATACCACGTATAGTAACAGATGACCCACTATTATTTGTTATAATGAAGTTGTATGTAATTTGGTTATTAGAAGAGTTCCATGTACCGAATGCTTCTATTACGTATAGAGATCCAGCTGCATGAATAGTCATTGTTTTTGGTGTTACTGGAATAGGTATGTATATTCCTTGTTTTAATTCATCATCTACTCCTATTTTATTAGATGACAAGAAAAAAGATACTTTCCATTTACCTACATAACCACCTATATTTAATAACCTTATAGATACTGAATCAGTAAACATACTTTCAGATGTTACTAAAATGTATCTAGTATTTTGTAAAAGTCCTACCCCTGCATACATTTCAGAAAATGGAGTTCCTTGATAGCTTAAATAGGATAGCAAAATGTTATCATCAGTATTTGTTGTCTGTTCAAGTTGTATTTCTAGATTATTAGATGTGTCCAAATATACATCTGATGGAACGTCATCTCCAAAAGGAACTATAGCATTATGATTATATCCGTTGAAATCCAATATCCGATAAGGTGCTGAATCTCCACCAGTAGGAGCATTATATCCCCAGTCTACGCCATTAAAAAGGTCTTTTAGAAATCCGCTATTAAGCGTTCCTGGCGACATGTATCCCACTACACTTAGACCACATAAACCATCATTAGCTTTCCAATAATCAGAACGATAATCTAAGTATGGTTGCCTCACAGGTTTATATTTACTCCATTTATTTATTTTCCCATGCGTATTTGCGCACGCATACCCCAAATCATAGCCATCACTAGTAGGACCGATACCTAGAGTAGGATATACATCACTATCCAACCCTACAGGTGCGGTGATTTTACCGTTAGAGTGACCCATAATCACCCCCTTCCTCTATAACGGTATAAGAACCTTTACAAACAACAATGCCATTACAACTGATACTACGACAATGAATATCGCCATCAATTATAACAGCATCAGAAATGTCATAATCACTAGGAAGTTCCCCACCACATAGTGTTATAACTTCGACTGCCCCTGTGCAGCTAGACTGCCCCTGTGCAGCTAGACTGCCCCTGTGCTCCCTCGCTTTGCTTCGGTCGCACACCAAATTTCCGTTTACAAACAAATTAATCTTCATGTTTATTGTTTTTTAAATATTTCGCAACACTATCCATTACGCATTCAACACACCAACCTATAAAGTATGCAAAGTGCTCATCCTGCCCATTTTTATACCCCATTGCTATATCACAATAATCAAATACATTACATACAAAATGAGATGATTCATGAGCAACAGTGCTTACCCCTATACCATCATTGGATAACCAAATAAGTACACCTAAATGGTTTGTACTTTTTTCCCTTACAAAAATAGTCATGCCTTTACAGCCCTTAATTTCATCTTTGGATGTATCTATCGGATCATGATTAAGTTTGGTGAATTTTCTATATATTTTCCCCCATTGATCATCCCCCACTGCAACATACAGTTTAAGGGGATATATTTTAGGATCGTATTTTGTTATCATCGCAAAACATCTTTTAGTAATATATCGGGATGCTCTTCTTTAGGTTTAGATTCTTTGAATCTATATATAAAGCCACTTGCATCCTTGTTAGCTTCCTTATATAAATCTTCTGTAAGAGAAGCCTTGTACAACTTAACTTTCTCTTCAAAATGATAATCAAGTTTAGGCTGGTCCATTATTACTGCCTGTATATAACTCCATGAATATTTCCATAGCAAAGCCCAGTCCTTAATTATCATCAATCCTCCGAATAGCCTTAAATCTCCTCTGAATTGGGGGAAATCTTTTTGGATAGATCCTCGTGAGCCGATTTTGCATCGAGAGACAATTTCATGGCATCCTTCTTGCTTAATGTCGCTGTCGTATCTATCAAGAACGCTAAACGGATTGTATTTGTAAAAAAATCACTTACATTAGCCCCCTCCACGATGGCTTCTATCAACGGAGTAAGTTCCTTATGGTCATAGTGTCTGCTTAACCACCAAGCGTATATACGTCTTGCAAAAGGAATTATCTCAAAAAACCAATAGTTGTTCAATACTCCTGCCGCTGCAACTTTGTACGGAATAGATGCGTCATTTTTCATAATTGCAATCATTTCCTTTTTCGCTGTATCGGGGTTGATAATGTCACGTATCAACAGCTTGTCTACAATATAATCGTATGCACCCAGTCTAAGACCACGCACCTTGAATTTCTTATTGCCAACCATAACCTCTTTGTATTTATGAGTGGCAAACTTCTGCATCTTTATCTGATCATCTAAGTCAGGTTGTTTCCAATTGAATATTCCCATTTTTAAACTAACTTGAACGGTTTAATCATTAATTTTCCTTTCACATCTACCTTTGATATGTTCTTTGGAGTATTTGTATAAACGAATACCCTTGTATATTTAGACGATACAATATCAAGTTTGGCATCGTCAATCAAAGAAACATGAACTATGCTGTTATCAAGCGCAACAAGGCTTACACGGCTGTTATCCTTGACATACATTTCTCCTATACCGAAATCGTTGAATGTGACAACACAATCACACGAACCATTAAAAATAGACCATTTAGGATTGCTTATGAACAGGTTTGTATCATCAACGAAGATATTAAACTTCTCCCTAACTCCTGCAAATTCCTTTTTGATTATTTCATTTGACGGGTATCTGTTTAACAGGCAGAAATCAATGCCTCTGATATATTTCTCGCATAATTCATATTTATCAGGTTCTCCCCATTCATTTGTCCATTCCTTACACAGCCTAAGATTTATAGCCTGCGACTTCAATTTTTCAGATAATTCTTTATCGTTCATTTTATTTATTTTTATCACAAAAATACAATAAAAGTTAATATCAATAAAATAGCAACAGTTAAAAAACAATAAAAGCCGGACGAAAACGCCCGGCTAATAATTTATCACTCGTATACATCAACCGATACTCGAATTGTCAAGTTCGAGAACCATCATGGTTTTCAAATACTGAGTGTTAACTTCCAATGCTGTCACAGTAACGGAGAATCCAAGGTATCCTGCGTTACTTGGAGCACCTGTGAAGCTGACAGCCCATGATGCCTTCGGGAAGAAGATCATACGATCACCAGTACCGTTGATAATACCGATAGGACGTACAAACTGCTTGAATGCACTTGCACCAAACGCTTTCAGTTTCTGAGAAGCTCCCTTACCGAAAGCATCAACAGTATCAGTTAAACTACTTAATTCCAACTCAGCCCTGGCTTCGTTCCCTTGTGTAAAGAAAGCGAAAGCGGCTTTTGAAGTGGACATACCTGTAAAGGTAAATGCCATAGTACCCGGTGTGATATTCTGGAATACGGTAGCACCCTGCTCGTTCTTTGTTTCAGAAGTGTCAGCGTCAGTACCAGCGGATTCCGTAGTACCAGATTCAATATTGGGAAGAATCTTCGGATTCTTAAAACTTGAATATTGAGTTTCATCGGTAATCTCAATCGCATCAAATGTCAAAGCAGCCGACTGCCCGTTCAAGTAAGCAGGGCTGGTGTCTAAATTTACTCGTGCCATTCTATTTTCTGTATTTAAAAAGTTATTGTTAATTGTTGAGAACGTATCTACCGATGCGCCTCCACTGTTTTTTCTCACGTTTTTCATGCGGCTAATCCTTTGAAATGTCAACATTCAACAGGACGGACATATAATAGAACCCAACCCCGTCAAACATTGGTGGTAAAACATTAAATATCTCGAAATGAAGCTGCACAGTCTTTTGAGGAAACAGTTCTACCATCTTCTCACTCAACGCATCCATGACAGACGGGTATATGTTCCCAGGCAATGCCCTTACAAACAAAGTAACCGTAGCCATTGTTTCGCCTTTCCCGAAGTGACCGTAAGGGCCGCCCTCGGTATTGCTTACAATTCTTGTATTGTTGTTTACGACAATAAAACTAGTTACCTTATCATCAACACTTGCAGGACGCTGTACCTTATATACATCGTCAGCAATCTTCTTGTCCAATACAATATTGTACAAGGTGGTATTTATTGTTGAAGGATTAAAGTAGCCCATAACTTCACTTAAAATATTTGTTTAACATATTAGCTGCAATTTTCTTAAAAACCACAGTATATTTGCCCCCTTTTAAATCTGTCTTTGTCTTAATCCAAGAATCTGAAAGAACATTCAACAAATGATAGTTCTCCACATACTTGGCATAATACATGACAGCAGCGACAACTAGTTCATATTTGTCAGAACCATCGGATTTGTAACTGTTGAAGAAATCTTCGGCAAGTTCACGCCCCCAATATTCTACATTGTTACGTTTCCTAGGTTCATTTGCAACTTTCGTTGCATTTGCCCACACAATCTTCTTTAGGACCCCATCTTTATAAATGCCACAGCCATAACTATCTTCAAGATTGAAAGTCTGATTGGTAAATCCCTCCATGTCTTTTATATCATCCATGATATTCGTGGCGATATCTTCCATAAACTGCATGATAGAAGCATCCAAGGCAAGCTGGACATTACTACCAAACTCTTTCAATACTTTATCGTTGTTATTTGCCTGCATTTTTTGTACTTGTCTCTCTTGTTACTGGTTTACTCAGTTTCTCAATCTGCTTTTTTAATGAATCTCGATCATCTCTTGCGCATTTCAACTCGTTTTTTATTTCGTTCATCTCATTATAAAGCTCCTGTATCTTCTGATAAGCATCATGAAGAGATTGCTGATAACTCAATATTTCTTCCTGTGCCTTTTTCAACTGAGCACCCTGAATAGCAAACCCTTTTTCAAGATTGTCCAAGGTAGAAGAATCAATTTCAGTTTCCATTTTTTCCTTCTTCTGCTTAAACAGTAATATTGAAGTTAGAAGGGTTATACCATTAGTACCCAACAAAGCAAGTATTATTTCCGTCCAATTGATTGTCATAGTATTCTAGTTTTCTATTTGGTTAAAGTATATTACCGTACCAAATTCCATATTGTTAAATGGAGGTTTCTTTATCTCACGCCAGCTATTGCTGTTGTCCGAAAACGGATGGTTGAAATTCTGCCAATCCAACAGACACCCGGAAGGTATGGTTACATCGTTATCTTCTAGGTAGGCAGCATATTCGGACTTGTCAACATCATTCGTTTCCGAACCAGTATCCTTTTCCTGTATGTTTGCCCTTCCTTCGTATATCATCTCCCAATACGGGGTGGTCTGATATTTATCCGAACTGTTCTTGTTCTGATAAATTCTCACCATATCAGGAAACATATCCTCACCTAAAATACTTTTTCCCATACTACCATCTTAATCTAGTTATTTCAACATCAGTTCCAACATCCAAATTCAAACCCCATTTGGCGTATAAATCCTTTGCGCGTTGCTCCAATCTTTTCTTGTCATTGATAGAAATAGTCTTGCTTGTGTCGGTAATTGACCAGTTCCCGGCTTTCTTCGTCTTTCCCTGTATCGTTGAAGGGGCAGTGCAAACAATGAGCAACAAGTCAGCATAAGCCAAATCCTTCTTCATCTCAGACGTTTCACGGCTGTCATCAGACAAACGGAATCCCCATTTCTGGGCAACACTGATATACGATGTGTTTTTCAACTCATAGTCAATCTGTGCTTTCAGATATTCACGCATAGACATATAAAAATATGCTTCCACCTTCATGTTACCCTTTGCTGTTATCTGAGGTGTAACCTGAATAGTGTACGGATTATCTGAAACTTTCAGCCTATCTTCCGGCTTCAATGTTTCATTGTCAGCAATAAGCCAATATCCGAACTCCACACTTTCTTCGGGAATAGCTTGGAGCGTGAGAGTATCTCCAATGAAATACTCCCCTGCGCCCTTTGCTGTGCCTTCGCCATTTATATCAATAATGACCTTCATGGTTCAACCTTTTACAATCCCGTATTTGACTGTTCGTCAACCTTCATAATGATAAGGTTGTTCGGATTCTTCATCACAGGACATGCCCACAACTCACCTGAACTCTTCTCCGCATACGGTTCGGAAGAATACTGATGCAAGAACGCGATACGTCCGCCTTCCAAAGAAGAAATACGTACAGCCGGGTTGGTATCCTGCAAATACATTGACGGTGAGTTCTTGATACGGAAGAACTGACCGCTCTGAACAAGAACAACGGTGTTCTTTTCAAAAGACGGTTTGGCTTCCTCAATCACACCAAGTTTGTTCCATTTTGATTTTTCATCAACAGGAATAATCACAGGAATAGAGAACACCTTCATCAGCACATCAACAATCTCCTGATTGTTCATAGGATAGATTGTAGTAGATGCTGCGGCAGGAACAAGACGAGCCTGTACTGCTGCTGTCACTTTCGGGTGCATCAGGAAGTTGTCATACAAATCCTTGGACATTTCAAAGTGGTCGTATGGTACACCGTCATTGTCGGCAATCTTACACATTCTTTGAAGGTCTTTAATAGGATCTGCATTCTCGTTCGGTGTCCAGTCTGTATCGCTAAACCATTTCTGCTTCAACGCTTTCAACTTGTGTTTTGCAGGAACACGATAGTCGATCTGAACAGGAATTGAGTTAGTGCCACTGGCTGTATAGTTAAGCATACCTGTAGAAAGAGCCTGATAAGTCATACAGTTCAACTCGGTATGGAAGCCTTGGATACACGCTTCCATCTTTGTGAACCACTTCTCACGGATCTTGTCAAGCAATGCACCTTGCGGAATGTCAAGTTCATAGAACTCCTGAATATCGGTTTCCATAAACTGAATGGCGTGACCCATCTTCGGAATACGGCCCGAATACCATTCAAATCCCGTAGTGTCCATAATAGGCTTTTCAGCCAAAGGAGCCAGCATTACAGGACGGGTAGCCTGTGTGTATTCGTCAACCATGACATTCCATGATTTACTCATCTGAGGAACATCCCAATCTCCGTAGCTTCTCCAGTTTTCGTTATCAAATTTCTGATTGGCATAATCCATAAGTTCCTGCATCTCCCCAGAGAAATGCCAATCATAGAAACTAAATGTCGATCTTTGCATAAAACGAAAAAATTTAATTAGTTATACAATGTGTAACGGAAAACGCAAGGATATGATTCATCATCCTTCATCGCCTTTTTGATTGCCGAAGCTACGGGCGGAATGCGTTTTTCCAAAATCTCACTTGTCACCATCCATGCACCGTTGAAAGGATAGAGAGTGGCACCGGGAATGGTGTCAACATCATAAGGCAGGATAGCATTGGGAATAACCTTGAATTTTGCGCTAGCACCAACCTGTGTAACTTCAACCAAAATATCGGTCAATTCCAATTTACCTGCATCCCCGGACAATGTAAGGATGTCATATTCGTCATGAGACGAATCAATAGCGTTAATGGTAAAACCAGTTGTAGTACCTGCGGCAGTAGTAGGTGCTTTACCGACAACCATGCCAACCTTGGCAACTGTATTACCCATGATTTTTTCAACTTTTACCGTAGCACCAGAATCCGATTTCTCATACATTCTGAATGAATAGTGAATATCACCGCCATCCTGTTTTGAGGAATCGCATTTAATCATGGTACCAGCCGGAAGTTTGTTCCCAACTGTAGGCATACGTTCTACTGAAACGTTACATCCTACCAACAGTACGTGCAAAGACGTATCATTAGAAAAGATATGTCTTGCGCCACCAATCTTACTATAACTTGTTGCAAGAACTCCTGCTTTCATAATTAAAAAAACTATTTGTTAATTTTACTGTAATATCGGCTGACAATGTTGTTTTCCTTGTTAGCCTTATCTTCTTCTCTCTTTCTATCTATGAATGACTTTACATCGCTAGAACCACCCTTGTCAGAGATAAAAGGATTAATGCCATCCTTTGTGTATTTAGTACACGTTTCATTGTACTTTCCCTGTATTTTCAGAAGAATGCTTGTATCTTCCTCTTCGGGCGAAATCTGAATGTTCTCAAAAATGATGTTGCGCAACAACTCGTTAGGCATACCCGCTTCCGGGCGTTTAATCAAATCAGACAGCTTCTTGCGCTTTTCAGTTACAATCTGCTTCTGCTTTTCCTCCTGCTCTTTAGCTTCAAACTCTTTCTTGAACTTTTCAAACTCTTCAAGTTTAGCCTTGACATCATCGGGCAACTCAAACTGTTTCTGTTCGGATGATTGTTGTTGTTGTTGTTGTTGTGACGAATGTGATTTTTCCCATTCCTTTTTCAAGTTGGATATCTCCTGTTCCTTGATTGTATCCCACTCTTTGCGCTTATCAGACGCAAACGCTCTTACCTGACCTGCCACAGTGTTCTTTAAATGATTCACAACACTTTCATTCCAGAACTTTTCCGCATTTTCCTGCGGTGCGAACGCTGAGAACTCATTAATTGTCTGTTCGATTGTACGATCTGTAATAACGGAGCTACTTTCTCCCAACGCATTCTTGATACCTTCAAAAATGACTTTTACATTTTCATCCATATACTATTTATTTTTTTTATGTGATTCATGCACAAGACCTTTGCGCACAGTAAGTACCTCTTACCGATGCAAATGTAGTTAAAAAATGTGTATAAGCAAAAAAATATTTAAAAAAATATTATATTTGCGGGATACATAGAAAACGATGGAAGAAATTGACTTAAAATACCGAGGATTAAAGACTAAAGATGTTGTCAAATCGCTGAAACGATATGGCAAAAGGGGAATCATACCATATAAAAGCCTTGATTTCGTCCAAAGATATATAGAGGACAGAAGAAGCAAGGGGTACAAGGTAAATATGCTTGCCCCACAGAAAGGTTCACAGGAGGCATTTCTAAGGAACAGGGCAGGAATAAAGATACTTCACGGGAATCGTGGGGGAGGAAAATCCGTATGTCTTGGAATGGATATACTGAGTTCATGCAACCACCCGTCATTTTCCGCACTTGTTTTCCGTAAGGACAAGACATCCGCAGAAAAAGCGGACGGTATTCTTAAAGTGGTTTCAAAGATGGTTGAACCTTATGGTGAGTATATTGATTCAAAACGCCTTTCAAGACTTGACGCAGGAGGTGAAATACGATACGATTATTTCGGGGATGCCTGCTTGTCGGGAGAAAAAGGCATAAATGAATTTAAGGACAGACAACAGGGTGGTAACGTTGTGAAGGTGGCGATAGACGAGTGCTCACAGGCAACGGAACCTATCATAAACTACCTTCAAACGGTATTGCGTTCATCATCAGGACTAAGAACAGGTCTTACAGGCGCGTGCAATCCAAACCCGTACAGCGATTTCTGGAGAGCACTGGTATCATGGTGGGTGGACGATGACGGAATAGCAATTCCGGAAAGATCGGGAAAGGTAAGATATTTCTTTCAATATGGAGATACTATACATGAAACAGCATGGGGTGACAGCCCACAAGAAGTATTTGCTCAGGCAAAAGATTATATCATCGCAAGATTCGGTAAAAATACCAAAATTGACGAAACAAACTGTAAAAGATACATCAAGAGCATAACCTTTATAGCTTCCGGGCTGGAAGATAACAAGATACTTATGGCTTCCAATCCCGACTATCAGAAAAACCTTGGAGGAACAGCACAGGAAGTATCCATAAACGCATTAGGTTCATGGAAGCTGATAAAAGGGGGAAACGAGTGGATAACCCGTGACGAAATGGAGGAAATGTTCTCATCTCAGCCTGTGTTTGACGATTATTTTGAATGTGCTACACTAGATATAGCATACGGTCTTGGTGACGTTTGTGTAATGGGGCACTTCATAGGACATCACTTACAAGACCTAGAATGGTCAAACACATTAAAGCCTAGGGATTTGAACCGATGGGTAAGAAACAATCTACGAAAATGGGGAATCGGTGAAAACAGACTGGCATTTGACGGTCTTGGAGCACCTACATTCCGTGACGCATTCCCCGAAAGTCTGGCAATACTTAGAGGTGTTCCGAAAAGACTAGACAAAAGCAAGGATGACCAGCCTGTAAGATTCTATTTCGATCTTAGGGCACAGCTTGCCGATGAGATGGTAACACGTATAAAAGGAACAAACCTAGGATATTGCGGATTCAGTATAAACCCGGAACTTCTCGAAAAACCGTATGTGAACAAAACAATACGGGAAGCACTGATGGACCAGAGAAGAGCAATAAGACGTGACGTGGAAAGGGAAAACGGGAAACTAAGACTGCTGAAAAAACAGGAAGCAAAAAAGATTGTAGGATGCTCGCCCGACTTGATAGAAGGAACATTTTTATACAGGACATATTTTGATATATGCGATGTAATGATTGACATACCTAACGATATAATGGATGAATTAAAATATTTATAATTACCTATGGAAATTTTAAAATTAGACGTTTTATTACGAAAAGAACCGTTCAAAGTGGCACTTCCGTCAAGATGTGACGATGGGAGAGGTGGAGGAACAAAGAAAAAGCCAAGACGCTCCACTTTGATATACAAATATATGTCACAAGATGATTTCCTAGCACAATGGGATACATCAGGACATTATATACACAACAGACCCGACTGGAAAGACAGCATCCCGTCAGACGAGGATGCCACATCATCGGATGATGAAAGCGCGAATGTAGGTGCTCAGAAAAGGAAAAAGAAATCGACATCAACTCCCTACGTACTGCAAAGACGAGCATTTCCTCTTCAAAGGATGATACACAAGAAAAGGGTATCACACCTGTGTACCAATCCTCTTAAATTTCAGATAAAGAAAAGCGCGTCAAACCAGCAGAACAGGGATAAGCTGACAACATACAAGGAATACTGGACTGATTCTCTCATGGAAACAGCCAAGTTTGAACTTATAAGCGAAGCCGGAAAGGTAGGAGATGCTGCCATATATATATATAAGGATAAGGACGAGATAAAATACAGGTCTTTCAGCTACTCAAAAGGAGATATACTGTATGAACATAAAAACAGAAGAGGGGAAAGAATAGCTTTCGCAAGGGAATATACAACCACATACATCTCGGCTGATGGAGAAGAACATACAGACACACTTGTCGATGTATGGACTAAAGATGAGTTTTACACGCTTGATTCCAACGGAGATATAGCAACGGATATTGACGAAAACGGAAATATCATACAACTGCATCAATTCCATAACCTGGGATTTATACCTGTAGTATATCTACGGCTTGAACTTCCATTTTGGGGGGCAGTACAGGACTTGATAGACGATTTCGAGTTCTTAATGTCCATGATAGGAGAATACAACACACGACAGGCATTCCAAATGCTACTTATCAAGACAAACGGAAGAATAAACATTCAAAGAAACGGATTGGGAGGAACTTCCATTTTACGTGTAGGAGCAGAAGATGATGCACAATTCATGGGTAAAATGGACGCTTCAAACTCACTTTTCACCGAAATAGATAACATATACAACGGGATACTTGACGGAAGCGGTGTCGTTCCGCCAATGCAATCATCGTCAGGTGACAGACCTACTGGAACAACAGCAATGTATTACGAGCCTGAAATGGAATGGGCGAGAAGTGATGCACAAATGATGAATACAGCCATAAATGACATGGCCAATATATTCAAATACTATGTAGGAGTAATGGAAGGTGACGCAACAGGTTATAATGCTCTAAGAATAAACGCTACCATAGAGCCATACTCATACATAGATTTCTCTGAATGGAACAACACAATCGTTCAGCTTGTAAACGCCCGAATAATATCATTACAGACAGCAAGAGAGGAATGCGATTTCGCTGCAAATAACGAAGATGATAGAATGGACGAACAAGACAGAAGATTAAACGATATGGAAGCTAGGGTGGCGATAGAAGAAAACAATGAAAACAACGATAACAACGATAACAGCTAAACTATGGGAAAATTTACAAACTTTCTAAGAAAAATCAGAAGGGCATTGGACTATATATGCCTTAACAATTTAAGAGTTGACGGAATGGAACACCTCATTGCAGGAATACTTGTAGTAAGCATGGCGCAATGGTTTTTCTCCGTATGGACAGCAATAGCACTAACCTTGTTCATTCTTGTAGGAAAAGAAATCGTCTACGATAAGTGGCTTAGACAAGGAGTGCCCGAATGGAGAGATGTATTCTGGGGAGCAGTAGGTATGGTACTTGGATTAATTTAAAAAAAATCACACCACAAAGTTTTTATATATCAAAAATTATTATTTACTTTGTGGTGTCTAAACTTAATAGCGGCACGAGCCGCATACATCGGCTTTTTTTTGTGCCCATATATAACGTGTATATCATTACAAAATATATACTGCACCGTGTCGGGATGTAGAAATACTCTCGGAGTTTTGCTATTAAGACTTAGACAACACGTAGTGCAGTTTTTTTATTGTCTAAAATAATAGCTATGTTAGAATTAATCTTATCTAAAAAGAGTAGCGAAAGCGAAATCAAATCGTATTTCAACGCAGTTCTTGAATTGTCAAAGTCTGACAATGAGTTCCCAATCAATCTTGATGAAGTATGGATGCTTGTTTATGGCAGGAAAGAGGAAGCTGTAAGAGCACTAACTTCAAGTGAACAATTTATAGAAAATATTGATTATCAAGTTTTACGCAAAAATGCGGAATAGCCTTCAAAAAAATATTGTTTTCGTTTGGTAGTATGGAAAGTTTGCGTAACTTTGTACCGTTCACAGATGACGATTGCATTCGTTACGTTAAGCAAGCGGTTAAGTTGCTCATATCATACATGGTTTTTTTTATGCCCTTATTGGATATTGGCGGTTGCCTTTACGTAAGATTATAGTATTTGCTCTCGTAGCGAATGCGCCATCTGTGAACAGCGTAAAGTGCAACCGCTTTCTTTTTGATAAAGTTGCCACATATAATTTCTTATAATCTTAAATGTTCACAGATTATGGCAGAATTAGTATTTCAAAACAACAACGGCAACGATGTGACTACTTCGTTACTTGTTGCGGAAGTGTTCGGGAAAGAACATAGTAAAGTAGTCAGAGACATTGAAAGTCTTTCATGCTCAGCGAGTTTTAATGCCGCCAATTTTGGCGTTATTACCTACATCGATAGTAGAAATCGAGAACAGACCGCTTATGAAATGACAAAGGACGGTTTTAGTTTCCTTGTCATGGGCTACACTGGGGCAAAAGCCGGAGAGTTCAAGGAAAGATTCATCAATGAGTTCAACAGACGGGAAGCCCTACTAAAGGATGATGATTACATCTTGATGCGCTCCCAGCAGATTCTACAGAAACGTATAGAGATTGCGGAGGAAAAGATTAAGTATCTTGAACAGCAAAATTCCAAGCTCCAGCCGAAAGCCGACTTCGCCGACAAAGCCTTTGCAATGGAAGGCAAGTGCGATATAGGACAGGCGGCAAAGATACTTGGATTGCCTTTTGGGAGAAACTCTTTGTTCAAAAAACTTCGTGAAGCAGGAGTATTCTTTGCTAACAGGAACGAACCAAAACAGAAGTATATTGATGCTGGGTATTTCGAGATGAAAGAAAAGCCTATTCCAAGAGAGAATCACCCAGGTTTTGTTGTGATGGTTGTTCTATGCACACAAAAAGGTCTTGCATATATCAATCACCTATTTGGCGGGAAACCGTCTGATGGAAAATTAGCGAGAATAGTATAGCACTATACATCTGTTATTACTAAAAAACAAGGAGCGACAAAAACATCGCTCCTATATTTCCTTTAACGTATAATTGATCACTTTATCGTAACCCAAACCTGTTCACCACGCTTTATCGCATCGTCAATCAACTTGTTCAACTTGTCAGAAGTATAGCGTGATTCGGTAAGCCTGCCTTTTGATGTATTGTTGCCTACAAGGATACACCCGGCAGAATCCTTTGCTGTATTCCCAGCGTGAAAAAGAATACCCTCAAAATGAGGAACATTCAACAGTCTTGGCATATTACGCCCGAATTTTGGGGACCAGTTGTATATAACCTGGTATCTTCCATAAGGAATAGCAGATTCAGCATAAACTTTCTTCTCGTTTCCATCAAACACTCCGTTCTTATTCACGTCAACAACACGATCTTCAAGCGTATTACTGAAAAACTCACCATCAATATACAAACGCCCTATAGTATAATCAGGCTTACACCATTTTCTTTCTACTAATAGTTCCATGATATTTTATTTAGTTATACATTGCAAATATACAAAAAAGTATTATATTTGCAATGTAATAATTAGGCTAGTTGATATTTAGATGGGCATTAAGGAACAAATGAACACCATTATAAAGTATTCGGTGATTCTTTTATGATAACTGATAGTGGGCGTTGGTATCGCCCCGAACGAATTAACGTTCTAAAATGTATGTAAAAATGTACATTAATACCTAAAACATTATATTTATCTTTGCCTTATCATAAAGCATCCGTTAATGGATATAGCTTAAATAGTTATTTTCATGCAAAAACTAAATTAGTATCACCCTTGGTAGAAGGGGTTGAGGACGTGGAGTGGTCGACAGTAGTCGGGGCGGTGAAGCGTCAATATGTACGTGTATAAACGTATATAATTACCTTACCTTAATAAGCAAGAAATAGATTGGACCCTTTTTCTTGCTTTTTTTATGTGCAAACGCAAGCAATCATTGTTAATATTGATTAAAAAAATTGTACTACGTATACATGTATAATATATTTTTTGTTTCTTTGTATAACAATAAATGAACCATTACGATGTTTTTACTTTGGCAGCAGGCAGATGTGAATCTTCACTGTTGCCTTTTTTGTTACATCATACATAAACACATAATATATGATTTGTACAATGACACCCAATGAAATAAAACAATTCCGTAATTATATGCGTAAATGTATATCTATGAATTTTACGCTTGAAGAAAAAGAATGTATAATCAAGAAGAAAAAGGAGATAAAAGAAGCAGGAGAAGCTATAAGAAGAAACAATGGAGGGAAAAATCCAATACTAGGTTTCTGATTTATATTAATTTGTATGGTAAATTAAAGTCTAATACATACCTTTGCACTATGGACAACGAAAGAGAAATATTATCGAAACTTGACGCTATCATACAGAACCAAAAGGTTTTGTATGAGAATCAAATTGTAATCTTTCAAACTCTAGCATCAATCGGGCAAAAAGTTTACAGCCAAAGTGATTTCAAGAGTTTGATGATAAACATGGTAGCAAACGGTATAACAGAAAGAGTAGAAGCCAATGATCAACAAAGAAGAAACATCTAAGATTGCAGACTATTACTTCCAGGTAAAAAGACTTGCAAACGGTATAAAATCGTCAACCAGAGAGCGTGCGGAGAAGTTTTCTAAAGACCTTCTAGCCGTATTTCTTTTGGCAGGGGCTAAATCGTTTAAGTCAATATCAAAACTCCCGGATAGCCAAAAAGAAAAAGTGCTGGAACTGACCAAAAAGTTCCGCGAGGATATATATAACGACATATACCAATATGTATTGGAAAGCAATAAACTGTCACTCGAATTAAACGATGATCTTGGATGGGAGTATATTTCAATGACGGACAACGGTATTAAGGAATACATGGAAAGGACATACGGTGGAGAAACAACAAAGCAGAGAATAAACACAAATACAAACAGATTCCGCGCTGTTGTTGAAGTATATCTTGCCAATACATTACTGTCCATAAAAACGAACAATATAGAGAAAATAACAGATGATGTTCAAAAGAAGATATGGAACAACATATCATCACCATATAATGTATCATTTATTCCGCCAAGCAAACAGAAACACTATGGGAGAGGATATGCCACAAATGGTATAAGCCAGTTGTATGTTATAGAGCAACAGATGATTTTAGGTATTTTCAATGAAGCAAATTACAACTCATGGAAAAACATTCCAAATTTCAAGGGATGGAGGACAGCAGTAACATCTAAGAACCCATGCCAGTTCTGCATTGACGAGCAATATAGAATACACACAGACAGACCTAAGCTGCCGTTCCATGCCCATTGCTTGTGTATATTATATCCAGTGTTTAATAAATAATAACTTGATAATCAACATACCATTGAGTAATATTACCATAAGATGGGGGATTTCCAGCATCAACCACATCATTACGAGTAAATGATTTAGGAATATTTGTACACGAAGGCATCAAGATATTACCTGACCATTGGCTCGTATAAGATCCATCTTTCGCTCTCCATCTATATCTAGCGTATGGTCTGCCGGATGAAGCAACGTAATCACTAGAAGTGTTATTTGTAATGTTCAATCTGCATTTAGAAGAAGTAGAGCCATTTGTCAACTGTCCGTAAACAGAGAATCCAGAAGCGTTGGCTGTTGTATCTCCAAGTGTAATAGAAAGACTTTGTGTAACCACTATCGGCTTACGAATAAATCCGTCAGATGTAGTAGGAATTAAGCATAATACATTTCCACTGTAATCACAAAAATAACCCTTAAGATAAATATATGTATCCCCCATAGATATGAGATTATTGCGATTAAGGGTAATTGAAATTTTTCCTGTACTATCAATACTACTTACAACAAAAACTCCAGAATCTACCAACCTCTTTAATTGATTATATACTTCTACCTTTATCTTCATATTAGACCAAGTAAATCCCCCAAGTATTTTACCCCAATTATACCTAGAATCAGCCCAATATGGTGAAATTGTAAGTACAAACGTTGTCTTTGTAGCATCTACAGGATTAGTTAGAATATCTTTATCTATTGTAAGAGGTTTAGCCCCATGATCGTATCCATCAAAATCAGTAAGCCTATACCATGTTTTAGGTCTATCATATACTAATTTCTTATTTACAGAATCATAAATTATACCAGGTAAACTAGCGTTGTCAAATGAAGGGCTAGACGCTTCTTTGGGTTTTATATAACTCCACATATTAATTTTTTCGCTAAGACAAGCATACCCTAAATCATAACCATCACTAGTAGGACCGATGCCTAAGGTAGGATATACATCACTATCCAATCCGACAGGTGCAGTGATTTTTCCGTTAGAGTGAGCCATAATCACCCCCTTTCTCTATAACGGTATAAGAACCTTTACAAACAACAATGCCATTATAACTGATACTACGACAATGAATATCGCCATCAATTATAACAGCATCAGAAATATCATAATCACTAGGAAGTTCCTTGCCACATAGTGTTATAACTTCGACTGCCCCTGTGCAGCTAGACTGCCCCTGTGCAGCTAGACTGCCCCTGTGCTCCCTCGCTTTGCTTCGGTCGCACACCAAATTTCCATTTACAAACAAATTAATTTTCATCTAACTCACGTATTAAATCATTAACATATTTTACACAGGAATCTAACTCGTCATACCCGTCCAAAATCATAGCACCCACAGTAATGTGAAGTTTGTCTATCACTTCTTTTTTGAACAGCACAGCATTTGCCTTGCTTGTATCAGACTTTTCTATAACCGTTATTGCGGAATCAATTATCCTAGTTACTTCGGATGGCGGCATCATGGGAGTGTCAGCACCTTTCCTCCAAGACTGATATTCTCTCAATTTTTTAAGAAGTTCTTTTTTTCTCATGTGTTTAGTAAATAAGGGGTGATTATAGGCTAAATGAAGAGGGGCCTATAAAACACCCCTTTTATGTGATATGAAAAGATTTAAAATTAAGGCAACAGTCCATAAGACAAATGTTGTTTTAATGATCTTTTATGGTACAAATATAATAATTATTGTGAATTAAGCCAAAATTAAACAACAATCTCCCAATCATCGGCAAATATATCGCTAATAGACGGAACCCATGAATCAGCACGTCCGGTATTCTCATTGTAGATAAGACACTGGCTTGTATAGTCAATAAATCCCTTACCTTTCAGAATAAGGTCTTTTGCCGATTGGGGAAGAGATTGCATCTTTGGAATAATGTCGCTTTCTATATGAGCCGGGATTTGCTTGAACACCATTAATCCTTTTCCGTTCCAACCACTTCTACGGATAGCACCACCTTGTTTGAGAATTTCAATAGCATCACCAAATGACATCTGATGTAGAGGTGCTTCGGGGGAGCCATCAAGCCTACCAATACAACATTCCAATACATTGATGTACCTGCTCATGATTCTATGCTGCAAACGAAGCAAATAGTTCTGATATTTGTCTGTTACAACTTCGTCTATCTTACCGGATTCAATAAATGGAGATAGTTTATCCATCTTCTCATATAAATCTCGCATTTCAATATGCAAGCGGTCAAGAAAAGTATCAGCTATTTTATACGCCTTTTCAAACGTATCTTTAGGGCTCCAACTTTCGTACCCATCTTCATAACGGACATAATAACCCTCATCATTGAAATTTTCTGTTGACGGTTTTTCTCTAAGAAGATGTTTTTCCCACGCATCACCTCTTGTCATAGGTTCCGCTTCAATTTGTTTTGTTCCAATGTACTTTTTCATTTCAATCTAATTTAATTATTTTATAGTCCAAAATAAAGTATTTTAAATACATCCCTTTCTATCTTTGTCACAACGCTCTCATCAAATTTATCCTCGTCAATGCTTTTTATGTAGTCAACCAAAGAATGAATCTTCCTGTTAGTGTAAATAATAGCAGAACGAACATCATCAATCATCACGCTGTTTGAAGCCTTATCCATCTCCTTGTCTGCAAAAGTTCTCTCATGTATAGTTCCATCTTCCTCAATTTTGTATGAAGGAATTTTGAAGAACTCACATACATCAAAACGGCTCATAAGACTAACTGCACTCATCATGCTTGTAATATCATCATCAGAGCAATCCAAGACGATATCCCTATAATCTTCACACACCAAACAACTTTTAAAAGAAAAATATGGAATATCATCTTCCGAATCAAAAGTCCATGTTTCTTTATACTCGTTTGCTTTCATCTCAACAAACCTAGAATGATCATAGCCAACAGACTTATATTCATTGATAACATCAATCCACCCCATAAGTTTAGACATTGTATCATTAATATATTTTCCATACAAAACAACATCATAATACAATGCAGGTAAAGCATTATCACGGGAAGAGAAAGTTACAGGCTTAGAAATAGATTCCAAAACGGATAACTTACCCAACACAAAATTGAATATGTCAGCTAAAGGATATTCACTCTTTATTCGTTTCATTATCAACTATAAATAAAATCGGATGGAGGAAACCCGAAATATGGCAAAAAAGATAAACCTCCATCCGCAAACAAAAACAAGAATTTAATCAATACAGGCAAAAACCACACATTTCGGATAGCATTGCAATGTTAAAAGGGCAAATCATCCCGTCTTTCAGGTTGAGCAGGTGCAGGTGTTGGTGCTTGTACTGGTTGCGACATATCTATCTTAAAGCACCCAACTTCATTGTAATATTTACCCTGGTATTCTCTTGCTCTGATTTCAAGATGGGCAGTAATGGTATCACCCTCTTTCAATTGAAGATCACACAGGTTGCCCATTACATAGAAATACACTTCTTTGGCATACATAGAACCAATTTCCTCAACGAGAAAATTTCTCTTTTGCCAAGGATTACCTGCCTTACTTGTACCAGTCTGTAACTGACCTACTTTCTTTACTTTACAATTTAATACTAAATCCATTTTTTTTTATTTTTTATATTTCTCTTCCTTTATTTTGTCCAATTCCCTCATTGCGGACAGCCTTCTTTTGTGAGCGTCCACCCTTATCCAGAAAACCTTCCAGCTAACTTCCTTACCATTAGTGGTGTTCTCTTTAAGTATCTTGCCACATTTTAAAATCTCGTTGACAAGATAATCATACCGTTCTTTATCATAGCAATATCTCATGCGACAAAAGTAATATTAAAAAATAAACTAATACAGAAAACAATAATAAAAATTGTTAATCACACAGTTAATTCTTCCTCTTCCTCTTTCGACAATGCCTCTACATCACCATCTTCACCTTTAGGGAAATACAGTTCGTCAAGATAATTGCTTGCTTCACTCTTGTCAGTGAAACTCTTTATAACACTCCCCCGTTTGCTAACGACACGGTAACTAATATTATCCTCTGCTACAACTTTGTAACAATTTAAATCATCCACATCTACGACATCGGGAGCATTATCATCAATACGCATCATGCTCAATATATGAGAATACTCGTTCACCTTCACCGTACAGGAAAAAACATTAGGAACTGGTTCTATTATCAATCCGGCATTTATCAATGAATCAAAAACAGAACGCCTGGGCTTGTATTTCAGTTGCCTCCTTATAAACTTCAACGTTATCATATTATCTCCCCTCTGTGCGGATAATACGCACAAACGTAATACCCGTAACGCATCAATACTACATAGAGGTGAAAGGTACTTGTACAACTGGACAGGAGTAAATTTATGGAAATAATCAAATTCCCCCTCTTCCTCTATTTCCCTTACACGCCTTTCCCTTTCTTTATTCCTTACCGTCAAATTAGTGGTTTTCCTTACAGACATAGACTATCCTTTCCATGTATCGTTTTCCTTTATCCATTTACGTTCATCATCACTAAGATCACCTGTTGATTCACGATGATATACACACTTGTTGCATAACCCTGCCTTGGCACGTACACACTTGTCGCAATCGTATGGGAAAAACGCTATGGTTGTCTTTTCATAGAAATCCTCACCAGCATCATCATCAGAAAGCCAACCTTTGAACTTTGCAAGCATATCAAGTGCACCTTTCACATCCTTAAAATCAGCAGTATCTATATCAGAACGCTTTAGGAAACTTTCTATAAGGCTTATCGCATCTTCAAATTCAAGGTTATCCTTGTTTATCAAAGTCTTTGTCTTTTCCTTATTCTCACCTTCCAACACACGCCTCATGGATGGTGTCACATAATCGGAAGCAAGCATGGAAGATTTGGCATAATTGACAATCTGGGTTATCCTTGGAGAATTAACCCATTGCTTGGCTTTCATAAGCAAAGAACGCTCTGACATACCCTCGTCAACAACGTGTGTAGCCTTGTAAAACAAGACAGGATTGGTATCTATGACATAAGCGGACGCAGCCCATAACTCCATCTCATTCGCATCATCAATATGCTTTGCTATATCAATCTTCTTCTGTTTTTCATCGTCAATAAGAAGATTGTTACTAAGGGGAAGTTTACCCCATCCTTTATTCAAACCCATTATCTTTCCTCCTTTATCCTAGACTTTATCTCCCTTACCCTCTCGTCAAGTTCAGAAGAATATTTAAAAAGATTGTATATGCTACTCCTGTCAATACATAGAAAATCAGAAATATCAGACATACTTAAACCCATGTCACGCATGACACAGCACACAAGAGCACGGTTCATCACAATATCATGCTTCCTGCTTTTCCTGTTAACATCAGTATCGGAGAGTCCGCTTGCCGCTAGAACTCTCCTAAAAACCAAAGCGTTATCAGCCTTTTTCCCCATTTTTCACATTCTCCTTGTCCACTATCAATTGCATTATATCAGCGTAACCAGCCAAATCAACCATATTGTCACGCTTTTTATGAAATCCCTGTCTGCATAGCTTTACAGCTATCTGTACAGCAACACAGTCATAAGGAGATAATTCCTTTCCAGTAATCAAAGAAGCCATCTTGGAAATATTTTCAAAATTGACTACTGCATCACCATAGTCAGACTGTCTGCTGTTGTTACGGATATCCTTTGCTTCATCAAGGATGCTTCTCTCTTTAACATGATCAACATAAGCAATACAATCCGAAAAAAGAATATATTCTTTACCCTGGTCATCCGCACAAAGAAACTTTTCACCATTCTCAAAACAGTATTTAACAGTGACAAATTCACCGAATACATTTGACTTGCTTACAGAATCTTCACCGTGAAGTGAAATGTATTTATCACGGTTTATAATTTTCACCCTGCTATTCAACGTAACTCCAATCATAACAAATCACCTACTTTTATGTTATCCGCATCCTTCTTATCAGAAAAGAAAATACGGTCATACTTCGTTTCACCAAACTCAACAAACATGGCTAAGATAAAATACTTGTTCAGTACACTATCATAACCCTTGTCGTAAATTTTGTTTATCTTTTTTGTTTTCATCGTTTTTCACATTTAATGTCCATACTGTCACCACCCATCATCATCTTCAACGTACATGTATTGGACATAAGTTCAACAATATCGTATCTTACGTACTCATGTCCATCAACATAACATGTAATGGTTTTACCAGAAATATCATAAGTACCGTAACCATTACCAAAATAGCCCCTTCCTACATAAGTACCATCCTGATTAAACTTAGCGTAAGTAGGTCTTATCATAGGATACCATCTACCATCCACTTTCACCTGAACAAGTTCCCATGTACCGATAATAGCATCCTTGTATTCATCATCCTTATCATCGGAACAACTACACAACCCCAATAATACTATTGAAGAAATAGCTAAAAATAATAAAAATTTCTTTCTCATTTGCCTAAATTGTTTGTGTGACCAAAACCTCCATCCCCCCTATCCGTTGAATCAAGGCTTTCAACCTCAACAAATTCAACCTCAATATAATTACTGAAAAGAAGCTGAGCAATTCGCTCCTTTGCGGCAATATAGAAAGGCTCTTTCTCAAAACTCTTCACTATAACACCTATACAACCTGTATAGTCACAATCAATAACACCATCCAGCACATCAGCGTCATGGTACTTTCCATCAACGCCAATAATACCTTTCAGAGAAAATCCACTCCGCGGCTTGATAATAGCCTTCATATTTGATGGCATCTGAATGGATATACCAAGTTTAATCAGATTACGACCTTTTCTTATCAATGTGTTGTCAGGAACATACAAATCATACCCGGCAGCACCATCAGTTTTTTTTTCGGGAAGAACTGCATCCCGTCTTAATTTTACGAATTTTACTTGATTCATTTTTTTATTTTTCTCTTTAAATCATACATAGCGCATTCCCTGCTTCTATAAATCTTGCTTGCAGGATAAATCACATCATTTACAATAACAAAGCCGACAACAGGATCTGTAATTGGAACAACTTCACCATCAACAATGGTGAAATGATTTTCGGACAAAAGCCTTCTCATAGCGGCAATCTGTTCGAGAGTAGCCTTTGATATATCATAGTTGTTAGAAAAGTTAAATTCTGAATTACAGATAAGAGTATTCTTGTCCTCATACAAGAAATTAGCTTTCAAACCACCATTGTTGATAAACACATAATCCTTGACATGTCCTGTCCTGCTCTTAGCAAACAGGAAATCTCCTTTCTTGAAATCGTCAATCTTTACCAACTCGTAAGTACAATCATCAATCTTATTTAATATATACCCGTTAGGCAGTTTTATTACACTTGCATCTGTCTTACCCATTTCTTTCCTCCGTATTTAACCGAAATGCAGCTTCCCTAGCCTCATCCTTAGTTCTATACAACTCTATTTTTTCAAACATACGACCATCATCACAGTCATACGTACACAAGGTGACAGCCCACATATTACCACGCGGAGAATAGAAATACCTGCCGTAATCCTTTCCCATCACCTTACCGTCAATCCTTATTTCTCCTTTATTAGCCATGCTTGTTCTTATAAATTTTTACCAATAATCATACAAACAGACGCTCCAAATGGAGGACATGACATATAAGCAAAAGTAATAAACACACCAAAATCACAGAATATTTTTCTATTACCCCTAGCACCAACACACTTATATATCCCTAAATCCTTCATTTTTTTTACTAAACATCTTTTTGCTGGAATCTCAAGACCTTTATTCTTATATAATTCATATATACGTTCAGCAAATTCGTTGGTATTTATAATGTTATTTAAACTTACGGAATATGTGCTATTGTCCAAAATAAAATCAACCAATTGAGATAAACAGTATAGACCGTCTTTCTTTTCGATAACAATATTATCAATATAAAAATCCCCATTAACATAATCAAGAAAAGGAGTTTTATCTAATAAAAAATACCTATCAGAAAAACGATCACCAGACATACCACAATTAGCTTTATTCAACATTACATACTTTTTAGACATAATGTCAAAATAATACTTTTCCATTCTATTTAAATCGGATGGATTACATTCTTCCAATACGGAAAATTCAATATCATTAATATCATAGTCTGATATTTTATCCATATTTGGATGAGTTTTAGATTTAATCATCCTTTTATGACCATCAATTCTTTTAGAAATTCTAATAGATTGACCAACATAACAATAGTTTTTATACAAAAACATATAAATACCACAATCTTTCATTTTTATCAAATTTTAATTATGCAAATATAATAATAAAATTGATTAAAACAAAATTATCACGCCTTATTTCCTCACCCCAAACTTTTTCCTAAACTCATCAGCAGAACACGCTATGCGCTGACCAAGATGGTCCATATACAAAACAGCATCTTTAATCATTTTATCATTCTCGGCAAGCATGTGGATAATACTGTCAACGACACACTCTTTGCCGCTACCTAATTCAACATACTTATTACCCATGACAATGCAGTCTTTTTCCTTCAAAGGAACAATACGTTCAATCTTGCTTTCACGATATTTTTTCAGTTTTTCAAAGAACTCACGGTGCATGACACGCTCGTTCTCATCCATCACATGATAAAATTCACAGCAAATACCGTGAACATCATCTATTGTATTAATCTCATCAAGGTTGTCAATAACATTCTGCAATGCGTCAAAGAAATTCACATCATGCTCATCCAATACTTCTTCCATCATTCTATCAATGGAAGCAATAGCCGCGTTCTTAAAATCAATATCGTCACAACGAAATCCCAAAGAGATATAATTACGCAAGGAAAGAAGGTTTTCCTTAAAATCAATTCCTACTTCAATGTCCATTCTCTAAATTCTTTAATGTTAATACTATTCAAATTATTAATAACAGCATCTCCGATATCATCGTTATGCTTCAATCCAAAAGACAGGATAGGGTGTTCCCACCATCTCGCCACACGTCCTTTGTCACCCCACAAAGATATAGCTTTATTATCAAAGTCGGGGAATAAAATAACATTTTTTGGCAATTTATTTCCAAGTTGGTTCATTCCGCCACAAGCTGTCCATATAAAACCGTTACCAAAAGCCATAGAAGCTATTATGGCGGTTTTTTCCGATTCAACCATGCAAGTTATAGCATCGCTGCAATAATCCCCTAAAAAAGGCTTAAAAAAGCCACGATGGGTAAATCCTTCGCCCGTAGTAAACTTCCTGAAAGCATGGGTTTCCTTCTTCCTGTGACCGTTCACACCATATCTTATCCTGTTGTCATGGCACACGTTACCATCCTTGTCGGAATACCAGAACACAGCGGATTCCCTTCCAAGACATCCTACCTTATACCTTGAAAACACATCATTAACGGAATCAACACCGAAAACACTTGAAAGGTACTCGTACAGGTTATTACCCTTCCAATGCCCGGCATCGCTAAGCCTGTCAACATACTTCACATCAACAAACCTTGATTCCTGCTTCCCAGAATCATACTCCCTCTCGTAAAAATCCTTCAAACTCATCCTGCAACCATCCGGGCTTGACAGAATCCTAAAAGCATCAGAAGCACTGCTGCAACCGGGAAGATAAGATACAAGAAAGTCAAACAGGTTGACAGAATCACCTCCCTGCTCGGTAACGGTGATACTGCCTGACTTGTTCATATAGAAAACCAGCTTGTCCTTCCTGCTATGGCTCTCCAGATTTATCCGGGCAGGCAATGTCCACCGCTTTCCCCTACGCCTTAAAGGAAGCCCAAGCACGGTGTCAAGATTGGCAAATATATACTCATAATCAATAGAACCCATACTACTTAAAATTGCGCCATCCCTGTTTCATATCCCTAAAGAAATCCTTCAACGTATAACGATAATCATCAGGATATCCTAGAAATTCAGAAAGGCATGAAACATACCCACAAGGCTTACGTCCACCCGACCATCGGTACGCCATTTCAGCAGGAACCATAAACACAAGAAGAACAAATACAATGTCAACGTATATGAGAAACATGACAAAACGAATAAAGCATTTCATATCATTCTCCCTCCCCTAAAAGAAGTTTCTTTGCATAACGCAACGCAAACTCCCAATTGTAATAAAACGTACCTAGCAAATCAAAGAACAGGCTATACACGGCATCCTTGTCACCATCGGGAACGGAATACATGATATCATCCATCATACGGATATCATCACTGAACCTGGCATTCTTTGTCGTATAACGCCACAAACCGCCAACGGCAAGTATCTTGGCGTGTTCATAAACATGACCGTCAATGGAATATACATCACAAACGTAATCATTAAACCAATCCTCATTGTCAAGCACACCACTAACAGGGCTTGCCGACAAAATCATATTAACAAACACACCAAAATGACAATACTGCTCTATCTTACCCGAATCATTGTCAAACTCAACCTTGAAAGCATCCTTGCCGCTCTCATTAATACTGCAAACCATGTCACTCACGTAAAGCGTCTTTAACCACTGGCTGAAATTATACCTTTTCAAACCAGTCCTGTTACGGGATTCATTTATCGCACACTGGGCATCAGACACACATACATACCAATCAGAAGTAACACGAATACTTCTATCAAATAAAACAATCTCTTTATTATCCATACACAATAAAATTTTTCAGCAAAAATACATATTAAAGTAATATGGTAAAAACAATAACGATTAAATAATGTTTAGAGAAAATAAAATAAGCCTATAAAGATTATTTTATCTTTTCCAATATAACTATATATTCGTTGCACATCGTGCTTACCTTATTCCCACTTTCATTTGTTGGGCTTGCTTTAGAAGGCATTCTTTTGTTTGGTATTTCTCTTACTAAAGTATTTATATGTTTGAATCCATTTTTTTCAAACATTTCAGCAGTAAAGAAATCAAGATGTATTTGTATGCCTTTTACAGTTCTATTCCCTACTACATAGCAAACAATTCCTCCTGGCATTATTACTTTGGCAACATTTGATATAGATTTAGAATAATCATTTAAGAAAGAAATGACGTCATAATATCTATTGATATCATAAGATTTTATTTTATCTAAGGCATCTCTTATACAAATTGTTGTGAATGATTCTTCTGTTTGCTTTTTCCCACCCATTAAAATGCAGTCAAGGTTTTTAGCGTTTTCAAAGCCAAACCATTCATTTGCCCATCTTGAAAATTGGCCGTATGCAACGGTTGTTTTACTATCTCCATAAGGTGGAGAAGTTACTACCATATCAACTGTTTCAGGCTTTATAATTTCCTCTGGAATACATATACTACTGTTGAAATCATAAATCCCTACTTTACTATCTTTGTTTGCGTTATTGAATTGAATAAGCCCTTTAATATTTCTTACTGTTTTTTCTTCAAATAGCCTAAACACGTCTGGCTTAAATGTTTTTATCTTTTCTTCTGGCATTCTGAAACGTTTGAACTCTCCGTTTCTTGTAAAAGATACTTCTCTCACAACCTCAGATAAAACAGTGTTGAAAAAGTCTTTAAGTTCTTTAGGTATATGATTATTTATAATCTGTGATAAATACGATAATCTCATAAGACTATCTTCTGAATACCAATAGCTATAATTTGAAATATTATCAAAGCATTTTTTTTCTACAAGTTCTTCTTTATATTCAGATAAGTAAGATTGTATAACACTAAAGTTGTATTGTATATCTTTCTCTTTATAATGTGTGGTCTTTACTTTGCTTATTAGTCTTGCTAACGGGTTAATATCTGTTCCTATTACATCTATCCCTTTAATTGATGCTTCTACCAGTGAGGTTCCACTACCCATATATGGATCAAGAATTAGTTTAGCACCTTCTTGGGGAATGTATTCTTCAATTAAAGTTCTTGCTATTTGTGGAATCATCATTGCCGGATATGTGTGATAACAATGAGTGTATTCCTTTGTATTTGAGCCTTTGAAACTCCATCTGTTATCAATAGTTCTTTTATACATAAAATTACTTTATAATTGTGGGTACAAATATAATAAATGCCAATTTAAAACGGCAAATCCTCCTTCATTATATCATCAGCCTGTTGGAGAAGATATTCGTCAGGATTATACTTCCGTCTTAGGACAACCTGAAACAGCCTGTTCCTATTTTCATCCCACGCGGAAGTGACGGAATAGCCTTCCTGGCGTATCATGTCAACCATCTTTCTCTTGCTGTAAGGTCTTACGCCACAGTCATTGCAGTATGCTATGTATTTCACATACAGGTCACGGTCACGGATAGCCGATTCCTCAATATCTCCCGAAGAATCATACCCCGAATCGTAAAGATAGGACAGGACACTATTGGAATCACGTCTTGCATTCTCCGTAACGGATTCTATCGTATAACTTCTCGTAAACTCACCTTTATTCTTAACAAACCGTCTTGCGCCCTCTATTATCCAGTTGATAATGGCTGCCGATTCCTTTGACAGCTTCAACGGAAGAGATCTGTCCTGTTCCGATTCCTTAAACACACGATAGAACGGAATGACAAGGGAGCGTCTGAAATGACCGTAAGTCTGGTCCGAAACGGAAGGCATCTTGTTAAGGTTGGCCATAAACGGCGGCATCATGTCGGCAAGGAAAGGCTCACCGAACGGAAGGCGCGCCATAGTAGGCTCACCGGATATGAACTTCTTATACTTGCCACCGCTCACGTCCTTCCCACCCATCTCGGAAGCATAGTTGAGCAGCTTGCCGTTTATCATAGCTATATTGTACTCGCACGTAGACTTGTCACCAGACAGATCAGCCATCTCCATATACGACACATTGTCTTTCCCCAGGGCATTGACAACAGCGTCAAAGAACACCGACTTACCGTTACTACCACAACCGAGAAGGTAACACATCTTCTCCATCTTGATCTTCTTCCTGTCAACAAAGGCACACCCCACAAACTCCTGCAAGGCATCCTGTGTGTCCTTCACCGGGATCACATCGTCCAAAAACTTCTCCCACAACGGGCTGCGCGCCAACGGGTCATAATTGATATTGATACGTATGCACGATTCTATCATGGGCGAGAAATCGAACGTTTCCATCGTTTCCGTGTCAAGGACACAATTGTCAAACGTGATGAAGTTACGCTTTGGATTGAATATCTCATGCGTCACGTTCTTCACGATGGTACGGTAGAAACGCTCGCTCGTATCGGTCATGTACAGTTCGCTAAGACCGTTTATCCGGCACAAGTCCATACACAGGCGCATCAGATCCTCCTTCATCATGGGAACGAATATCTTACCGTCAAAAGCCATGATAGAACCGCTCCTGTGGCGTCTGAAATTGCACTCCCTGCACGCATCGGCTATATCCATCTCGACCATAGCGGATATGGAACGCTTCCACTCGCCTTCATCCCTTGCTTTACGGAAACCGCGACCACCGCCCTTGTCCGCCAGCTTGCCCATAACGGAATCAAGGATGTATTCATAAGAAGCCTTTGCAGATTCAGCGACAGTCATTTTCCCCTCCTTTCTCTACCGATCCTACCGATCCTACTAATCCTACCGATTTCTCCCGGTCCACAACCTTCCCGAACATCACAACAGGATACAGGTCATAATCGTCCGTTGATATGTCAGGGCGTGCGTCCATATCGTCAAGCGAAGAATACACGTCCGCGATGTGCTCCAGCTTCCGGCACACGATGGAATCACGTCTTATCCCATAATACTCTATAAGGTCAGCCATGTACTGTATGGTAATGTCCTTAAACCATGTGAACGCATCATCACGTGTCTTTGCCCCGTCACAGCAGGTATTGAACGTGTACCCGAAACGCCTCATCTTCACGAAGTAGCTGTTCCGCCACAACGACACCGACTTGTCCATCTCGCTCCCTGCATTGCGTATGGCGGTGACGATGCTTCCCGGCATGAGCGCGCACCGTGAAACGCGAGCGGCGGAAGGCTTCCCGTTCGCCCCGGTCCCATCCACCATATCCACATCGGGCACGAACCTTAGATCATCCACGCTCCTTCCGCCCACAACGGACGTGTCATGCCGCATAAGATAGTCGGCATCCACGATATGACCGTACTGCCTTACCTGGCCCTCACACCACGAAGCAAATCTCCTTAACGACCGTTTCCACTCGGAAGGAAGCACATACCCGTACCTTGCACATATCTCCGCTATATGCTTCCTCTCCTTCTCCCATTTTCTCTTCATCTTCCTCTCGTATTCCAGCACTTCACCTTCCACACTGACACCAGCGACCTGTGCGGCCATGGATTTTGCAGTTAAAGGTACGGGCACGCGTCTGATGAATGACGCTTCCGACACGAACACAGCCTTTGTTCCGTCCTCCAGAGGCTCGTCAAGTTTAAGACAGCAGTGACGGTCCCTGAAGCTGACGAGCGTAACCCACCCGAACAGCCGTGTCTGAACCCTCATTCCCTTGTACCAACGCTCCCTGTCGGGCATTGCATCGGACAGGCATATGACACGCCTTGATTCGGGCAACCTAAGTTTAATCTCTATTTCTTCTTCCATATTTTACACACACATTTTACTTGATTTTACCTGCAAATATAGCGCAAAAAACAATACGAAAACTAGTAGTTAAATTAATTAACTACAAATGTTTATGTGATTAACAAATACGTGTCAAGGAAGATAGTTTATCTTTCTTTACACAAGATTTTTTACTTTCACGTCCACAGTATTATTTGAATAGGAAAAGTAAAAAATATTGATTGTTGTTATTTTTTACTTTTGTAATAATTTTTCTCATTTTAGTTAAAATGATTTAACTATAATTTTTTATCTACTTATTATTTTCTACGTTAAGAAATGTAAAATTGACTTAATTTAACATAAAATAAAAAATCTCAACACCGATAGTTGCATATGCAACTAATTAATTCGGGAAAATTCGTAAAAAACCTACGAAATTCGTTGTTTTTTCGTAGACTTCGTAAACTCTTCGTTTTTCAACACTTGTCAAAAAACTCGCGCAAATTAGTGGTTAAATAGATCGGAAGAGCGTCGTGTAGGGAAAGA